CGAGTTTAAATATAGAGGCAAAATAAAAGATTTACATAAATTACCACATATATTACCATACAGTGGAACGTATAGGGTAATCGCCCACTTACATGACTTCTATGGAAACACAAATGTATTTAGTAAAATAATTAGAGTAGATCCAGATCAGAAACCCCATATTATCGCGACAACTCGACTAGAAGATAAATTTAAATATTCAATAGATAATTTAGATAATGTTAGAATGATAGACTTTGGAACATCCCCGTTTTACTATCCAAAAATCAATGTATTAGATAATGAAAAAGCAATAACTGAAGTAAACGTATATAAGAATTTATTAGAGTGGCAATGGTTCTTTAAAAATAGATACGGAATGGGACAAAATATATATGACGCTGAATTATATGATGTTGACTCTAATACATATATTCCATATAATGATCCGACTCAATCTCATCCTAAAAAAGAATATTGGGGAATAGGTGGAACTCGACATCCTATGAAGTTAGAAGATTTCAAAGATGTGAGTCTTAAATCTATGTTCTTCAATAGATTCACAAGAAATGTTTATGTAGACGACTTTAAAGCAGGTTTTTATATATCTGACCCAAAACCAGGACAAACTATCAAAATGTCTCTATTTTCAACATATACTATTCCTAATTTTAATACATTGGATGAACTCATAGTTATTTTAAATGATAGCGACCATCCTGCTATAAACCTATTCAATTATGAGATAATAGATGGGAGACATTCTGATTGCCAATATATAGTTCATGCGCAAGCAGAATATTTAAGCAAGGAAATGTATCACATAATATATTCAGATGGGGGAGGAAGTCCAAGTAGCCCAGCATCAAGTCCAAGTATCCCAACATCAAGCCCAGGCTCACCGCTTACGTCTAGCCCCGGAGGATCGTGCAATATTGACAAATACACATTCTTTTTACCAAAAGAAGTATATTCTAGGAGACTTATCGAATATCTAAAATTAACATACCCGATGTTTGATGAAGAGACTTTATTTTTACACGCGAAAACATCAGATATCTTAAGTGGATCAGTTCAAGATCCTAATTTTTGGGTAGGCAAAAAATGTTGGAAGTTTGAAAATGATAAACAGATTGGATATTTACCCACTACTATAGATCAAAACTCATTTAATATAAACGATATAAAAGTTTTTGAGACGTCATTTGATATACCAGAAAATTGCCCAATGTTTTTTACAATCAACAATATAGATGGAAAAAATAAATTTACTTGGACTCTATATAATACTCAAACAGAAGAAGAAGTAGTAAAAGTAAAATCAGTTCCTTTCTTTGTTTGGAAATTTAAAGATCTAGGAAGATATGCTCTCAAGGTAGAAATATATGATAATAAAAATAACATATATACAAATGAAGCTCCTAAAATGATAAACGTTTTAACAAAGCAACAGTATATTAAAAAAATAGAATCAAGGTTAGACAATAGAAAACTTAAACTTATAAACTAACTTAACGATTTATGATAAATAAAATAAAATAATTTAAGATAATATGGCATTTTCACCAATTAATTTAGCAATTCAAGAAATATTGCAAACGGATTTTATAACTGACTTAGCTCAGATACATAATTCGAATGTTTTAATTCTAAAAGATAAGTCGGAAGACTTAATAAACACATTTGAAATGGATATCAACACCATTTCAATAGGAGTAGATAATCCGATAAACAATATAAATACCCAAAATGTTATAATGCAAGATGGAGGATTTATATTTCAAACAGGAATACCTAATCAAATAATAGCAAAACTAGAAAAGAACGGAAATGATGAATCAGTATTAAACGTAGATCATCTAAATATTGATATGATATCGTCAATGAATGATTTATCTGTAAACACAGCAACTGTGAATACTTCACTTACTTCAGCCGGCCCCGCTACTTTTACAAATACTATTAAATATGATTCTTCAATTGTAGAATCTAAAGAAACAGTAGTAGTTCCTGTAGAGTATAATATTGTTACAAATGAAGCAGATGGAAGAATCACCCTTACTAATACTTCTAGAAGAAACATATATGTTAATCTAAGCTGTGTAACCGCTATCGGTCCAAATCAAGTATATGATACGGGAACAACAACCTTAAATGCAGGTATTACTGAGTTCTGCTTATATATTGATTTTGATGTAAACAACCCACCTGCACAAAATACGACATTTACTATTTACTTAGTCGATGTTTTAGAAAATTCTACATCAGGAAGTATATCATCAACTATAAACTTAGCTGGCTTAGAATTAAAGTTTAAAGCTGGAGTAAATGCGGCAGCATTGAATGCCCCAATAGTTATGCATAATAATTTTGTTTCAAATGCCTTATTCTTAGGAATAAGATCAACTAACTCTAATGTTATAGCACAGGCAATAACCGAACACGCAGCAAATGCTACGTTTAATTATATACTAGATCAAAATACAAACGATAGATTATTAATAACATCTATGGTTGGAATGGAGATTTATCAATAATATTAAAAATTTAATTTAGATAAAATGGCAGTAACACCTTTACTTAAACCGATCTTAAATAAAAAAGGAATTTTTTATACCTTTCAGAGTGCATTAGAGGATATTAATATAACTCTAACAAATAGTGAAACCGCGGTTCGGTTTTCTAAATTTGCTCTTTTAAGAATCCCTGAATTTGGAGTACCTAATACTTTAGAAACGGATAATAAATTTCAATTCATGGCTCAAGGTGAAAGCCATTTAATAGATGGTGTAACCGTAGATCAAAACATGAATTTAGCTCAAAGTTTTCAAAGCTATGCTTTGAATTTTGAATCTCTATTGATTGGCCGCCCTCAATATAACAGAGACGAAAAATTAACAGTCTCAGAGCGAGTATTTTGGAAGTGGCTAAAGGAATCTGGCTCAATTAGATTTAGAGATGCTAATAATTTAGAAAAAAATATAACATCGCTAGGAACAGAAAAGAGATTTGCCGAGGAGAGTACAACAAATAGTACATATAATAGAGTTGTTCAATACCTTGGGGATATTGATGTAGTAAATACAATTAAATCAAAAGATAATTCATATACTGAAGTATATATTCATATTCCAACTAATGTAGGAACCACTCCACACGTTTTATTTGACTCTATTACTGATTCAAATTATTTTCCAAATATGACAGTTGGAAATAATCCAAACGATCCTTTAGATATTGAATATTTATCTGGTCGTCATTTTAATGAGACTCACCCATTTGGATTATCTATAAAAGCTTATTATGATTTAGATGATGGAAGCGTATATTCAGAAATGGCATCAACATACGGAGGAACAGCCGTTCCTGGGAATTGGTTTAACCAAACCGTTAAGAATGCATACTATACAGATAACGTTAATTTATCCGGGGAATATAATATTGCAGAAAATAAATATGTTACTAAAACTCTTGGATTAGCGACTGTCGATTACGTAAGATCCGATCTAGATGGTATATCTCTAGATTTTAATTTAGATAACTATAAACTTGCTTCTGAAAACCCAGAAATAAATGTGTTTGCCCAGCTAAATGACTATGTTGCAAATAAAGATTTTCAATTCAATGCAATTCTGGTATACTATGATACTTACGATCCTAATAATCTAGATGACGAAGGTAACCCACTAGACTTTAAAACTAATTTATATGGAATTCTTTTTCTAGATCAAATTGAACAAAGTGGTCTAGAATTTAGTATACCATATATTACAAAATATAAACCAGACCCATTAAACAAAATAAATGGTAACGCGTTTTCGTTTAAACTAAATCTAAAGTTAGATACATCTATTGAAAACGTACTTATTGAAAGATCAATAAACGATTTTTCTACGTTCTCGTTGGACCTATTTACTGATGTTTTGACTGAGTTTAAACAATTACAGACTAAAATAGGAGACAAGCTACTTGATTTAACTAAATTATCTCAAGACGTTGAAAAACTAAAAGACTTGTTAATCAATTCTGAAGATCAAAAAGAATTAGAATTAAGAATTGATAATGTTGAGACCTCCTTAGAAGCAAACAGTGCAATTTTCAACAAGACTGGAGAGCTAACTAATATGATTGATAATGTTAATTCTAAAATCAATAGTATAATTAATGGCACAGAAAACGTAGAAATATCATATGCTAGCGATACAATTAGACCAGGAGATGGAATAAACTTAGATAGACGAACTCCTAACAGAGTTAAATTAGTTAATTCAAACCAGGAATATAATATATCTAATAATTCTATTACAAATATATTTAGCAATAATGTAATAAGCCTAGGAACTTTTTCAAATTATGTTAGGCATGAGAATAGTAATAACCCAATAATTCTAACTAGAGACTTAGAGATATTTATAGACGATAGCCAAATAAAATGGGCTAAAGGTCAAATGCTAAGGATTGTAATAGAAGATCAATTAATTCCAGATATTTATAATTTAAAGATTAAAACAGATGCTTTAAATAAAATGAATAATGGAATATATGGGATAACAGTAGGACTATTAAATGACCTAGATTTTACTCCATCGGGAAATACCCCTATTTTTGAAATAATTTGTATAAATCCTGATACTTTAACATTTAAAATAGACAAAATAAGATAATGAGCGAAAATAAAAACACAATATCAGATTTATTATCTAGACTAGTAGTCGATGTAGATAATATGAATGCCTTTCTATTTAGTCTTGAGAAAATTCTTGAGTCTAAGTCAGAAAATGTAAGTATAAAGCAGCGCCTAAACGATGGAACTGAAACAACTATCAATGTTCCATCTTTCGGATATCTTAAAAGTAAAATAGAAAACGTAAGCAATAACTTTGATACGTTAATATCGGCTAATGATGAAGTCATTGGAATTAAATCAGCAAACGGAGATGTCAGAAAGTTTGAATTAAAAAAAGTATCTAAATTAGTACAGGACTTAGAAAAGATAAAAGATACTTCTCTTAATATCCCAACTGAATTTGGAGTAAAGAATAATTGGTTTTTCGAATCATTTTTAAATCCGCTACTTTTTGTAGGAATAGATATTAGCTCAATACTGACTGATGATATAGATCAATTTCAAGTAAAAAGAATAATAGTTAACTCTGAGGACGACGATGAATTAACATTCTTTGATAGTAACTATAGAGAAATGAATGACATATCTTTAGAGTCTATAAAGATTTCGTTAGATGAACAGGGAATAGATTATTTTGAAGATGATAATACTATAGATTTAGAGGTACCAATAAACAGATTAAAAGGATCATTTGATGTAATAAAGATATTTGAAGAAGAAGTAGATACTACTCTCGCATCATCTAATGATGTTGTTTCTTTAGTTACTAGAAGATATAAAGTTAGTACTTTAAACTATACTGATGTTCTAGAAGATACAGTAAATAATAGAATGCTAGCAGCCGGTGATGTTCTAATGACAGATAATGACTCAGAATACAAAATAGTATCAGTTGATAAGACAAACACAGAAATATTATTAGAAAGAATTTTCGGGATCGACCCCATAACAATAGGAGCAGATGTTTTAAAATTAAAACCAATAAAATATAGAACTCCTGAATTACAAGTTAATGTAGGATATAACGAAAGACAGGTAATTTTCATAAAGCCAATAAGTAAATCAAATAATTTAACAGTAGACGATTATTCTAATGGATTTGGAGTATATACAAATTCTCTAAAAATTACCCTGGAGGATGAGAGTGAAACTACTTTGGAATCTTACTATAACAATTTTGTAGCAGATTTTGGTTTAATACTTTTAAATGCGGCAAAGGAAAGAAAGATACCAGCAGCTATTGCTGAAGATCCAAATATTCCAGCACTAAATCCATCTGATTTTTCTGTTGTTCAAATAGATGAACATATAAAAGAAGATGAAGATCAAAAGGTAATACAAAATAAAATAGCCGAAAAAGAAAGTCTAAAGGTAAAAGTAAAAGAAAATACTAAGAAAATAGATGATTTAAAATCTAGATTAAACGATTCTCAAAAAACCTCATCGGAAAAGAAGAGAATTGAAAAAAAGATAAAGAGTTCAGTTGAACAAAAAGCAACTCTCCAATCTCAATTAACAAGTGCAGTTAAAGAAATAACTTTAGATATATCAACAAGACCTGCATTCATTCGTACGCCAAAATATAGAGTAAGAGGATTTTGGCCAATACCTGAGGCAAAGGAAAATAAGTATGGAAAACAAGAAGTTGTTCAATTTAAAATAAGATATAGATATCTAAGTAAAAAAGGAACAGCGCCTAACGCAAAACAATCTAGAATTAAAGAAGGAGGAGAATCTAAATTTGCAGTATTTTCTCCATGGAGTGAAGTTTTAACCAAGGCTAGAAGAAAAGAACTAGACTCATCTACCGGTTTATATATATGGACTACAGAAGATCTCTCCAACGCGGACGAGGTAAACATAAACCAATTAGATATTCCAATTAGAAAGGGAGAAACGGTTGAGACACAAATAAAATCATTATCTGAGGCAGGTTGGCCAGATAATGCGGCAGAATCTGTTTGGTCTAAATCAATTCAAGTATCTTTTCCAGAAGATATAGAATCAGCTGAAGAAGCATCGATTATATCTCAAAAAACATTTGCTGAAGAAGCTCGTTTAGATTTTGAAGATGAACTGACAACAAGAGGTTTAGATCTTCACTTACAAAATCAATTTACGACAGGTGAACGATTCTTTTCTCACAAAGCAGAGGATATATCTAGCGGATTTTACACATCTGAAGGAAAAACGATAGACCTTTATGCACAAGTTAAGGCAATGCAAAATATAATAGAGGGACTACAGCAATCCATTACAGATGCCAAGGGAACTTTAAAAGTAACAGTAATTGATGATAAAGGAAATGTATCAGAAGTAACGACTGGAGATACCTTAAAATTATTTGCAGGATTCTATAGGGATGAAATTGCAGATACATCAGGAGGAGTTACAGTATATAATGATGGGAAAGTAATAACTAAGCAATATGTAATATCGATAGAAAACACGTCAGCAACTAAATTAGAACTAGTATCAAGCTTAATGGGAGGGATTGATCAAATTGCTCCGCTATCAGATCCCGGTAGTTTTCCTACTTCTGATTATCATGTAAATAGAAGATATGATCTTGCCTCTCTTTCAATTAATAGTGCAACAGAAGGAGAAACATCAGGGGATATCCATTTAACCGGATATCAATCTTCACAAGTAAAGAGTCAATATCTATATTCTAGATATTTTAATTATGGATTATCTGATGCTCTGTATTCATCTACATCAGTTGCTCCTGCGTTAACCGCATACGCATATGATGGAGTTTCAGTTGGAGGAGAGGATGTTCCAATTCAAGGACAACACTATGTTCCTTTTGTTCCAGCGGGAATTGCTGCTCCTTATTCAAACGATGGGGTTCCAAATACTAATATTTGGGTAGGTACTTCGGCTGTTGCTAATACCCCAGATGGAGGTGGAGTTCAATCAGAATTTTGTATTCACATAGAGCATCCATCAATACAAAACTTCGGTGCAGCGTATGACATCACACTTGGCACATCACTTAAAGATTTCTTTGAGCCTGAGTTTAACCCAGTTACAACCCAAGCATATCTTCCAATATCTCATGCTACATTTATGGAAACATCAGTAAATGAAGATACTGGAATACTTGGTCAAAAACATTATGTTCAATCAAATAGAAATACTATTTCTACATTTGTGAGTAATTTAACTAGAACTGCAGATCACTATCCAACAAGAATAGGATTTAAACCGGACGATGAATTTTTAATAGGAAAATATACATGTGGTAATTACTTATTTGTTTTTCCTAATGATTATCCAGACATATCAGTTGATGGGAACCACCCATCTCTTTCAATAAAAGAAATATCAATGGGATCAGAGAACTCTATAAATATTCCTGTTCTTTATCAGTTTAGAGCATCTGATAAATTAGGAAATATTGGAGGTTATAGATTTAGTACTGCACCTCTAAATAATATAAAATATGCTAAAAAGATAGGAATAGATATAGGAGTAAAAGACGAAGCACCTTTCTCATTTGACATTGAAATTAGTTCGCAATATAAGAAAGAAACTACTTTAGATGCACCAATTGTGCCATCTAGGGGTAATGTTTCAATAAATTTTTAATTAAATGGCAAGAAATATAGACTATCTTAAAATACTTGAAGATGAATCTAGTTTTCAACTAGTTAGGACCAATCCTAAGTTAACTGGAAATATTAAATTTACAATTAACGATCAGGATAAGATGTGGTTTAACTCAATTGATGCTAATGAACATCTATCAAAAGATTCTTATAAAAGAGTAGCAATAGACCCCTCAATATCCATGGCGGGTAATATGTATAGATTCTTTAATGGAGGATCAACTGCTAGTGAATTAGTCTTTTCTATGTCAGAATCATTTGATTCTACTAAAACATCCAATGATTTCAAAGATCAATATGATTTCTCTCACTACTTTAGCGGCGCAAAATATTTAAGCAATAGGAGATATGATGAAAAGATGTCTTATTTTGCTCCACTATACTTAAAGGATAATATCCCAGATTATTTTGTAATATTTAAAATTGAAAACCCTTTAAATAAAAAAATAACGGAGCTTAAGTCCAATTATCCTGAGAATAAAGAAGACTATCTAAAAGAATTATTTAAGACGTCGTCAATCGTAAAAACATTTGATATTGGAAAAGATACTACTGTTGGAAAATATATTAGAGACTATTATAACGATTCCAATTTTCCAAAAAGTCCTATCTCGGCTAAGTATGAGGAGGATGAATTTACAACATTTAATGGGATACTATATGATTCCGGAGTTCTTGGAAATAGAGGAGAACTTCTAGATTCTTTATACTCATCATCAAATCCTTTAAAGTATTTTGAAGAGTTTATAACATTAGGATTTGAGAGAAACGGAGTAATATTTCCAAATATTATAAACTTTGAATTTTTATTTGATGATGAAACATCAGAAGTATATGACTTTAATAGATATTTTGGGGTATATGTAAACGCATTAGAATTAGATAAACTAGATATCGATTTAAAGAGAGCGTATTTAGAAAGAGGATCATGGGAAAACAGCCCTAGGTTTAGAAGAGAATTTTTTGAAAATGAAGATATTGTAATAAATCAAGAAAATTCAGATGGGGCAATTCTTCCTATTAAAATGAATAGCCTATATCTATCGGATTTTGAGAATATTTTTTCAGATCAAAGTAATATGTTCTTTAACTATATACAAGATAGAGATAATAACTTATATATACCTAAATTAGATTCCCCATATACAATAGAAAGAGATGATTTAGGACAAGAGGTATTTACTTCTAAAATAAGAATGTCAAATAAAAATATCGATATAGGAAAATTCTTTGGACCAAAAGAAGAATTTTTACAGGATAAGGGAACAGTGTCAAAGAATAGAGGATTTTCTCACTCATATCTTAAGCTAGAGAGTGTATCTCAACTAGATACAATTAAAATATACCACCCAAATGGAACCCAAACTGATGCAGGTGGTAGATTTGACTTACTTACTGGAACTAACGGATATTCTCAATGTCCTAACCCAGGAGATTATTACTATTATCATGACATTGATAATATCGTAGGATTCGATATATTTTATTTTGATACAACCGGTACCCCTGAAGATGTATCGAATGCAATATCTGGTTGCCTTAATAATATTAGAATAAGAAACTTTAGATCATTTCCAATAAATGACTACATATTCATAAAAAGCAATATCGCAGGAGAATTAGATGAATCTTTTAAACTAGAATTTAATTCTCCAACTGGGGCCTGGGATGGAATAACAATAAATGGAATAACTGGATTTACTCTTTCTGGAAATTTAATTAATTTTCAAGGAGGATCACTAGATGATGATAATAGATTATTAATTGATTCAGGTCACTATACTAAAATTTTAAATGATAAATCAGATATTCTAGTTAAAACTAACGTAGGCTGGTCTAAGATTAAAAAAATATCAAGTAATATTGATGTAATAACTGAGATAGCAATAACTAAAGCAGAGGCAAATGCTCCAAATAACTATGATACAAAAAAAATAATAATAGATGACTTCTTTGAGAAAACAGTAGTAACTTTAGAATCCGATGATAGTCCAGATATTAAATATGGTGAATTTATTATGTTTAAAAAGCATAATCCTTCGTTTGGATTAATTTCCTTCTTTCCGATATCTGATTTTGACTTTGATTTTTATTCAAGTGAATATTTAAACTTTCCTCTTATTGATCTATATTACTATTATTTCATTCCTCCTAATGTAAATTTATTAAGTAATGAGTATGAATATCAGGTATATGGGGATGGTTCAATATTAGTAAGCGACGGCAATCAATACAACGGGGGAGATATTTTTACAACAACATCAGGGGCATCATATGAAGTTACTTCCGGAAACCCAGTTATTTCATATAGCGGACAAAATGCTGATCTATCCACTCATATTCCATATGATCCTTCTACTGGCGCAGGAAATAGATATGATATTCCTTCAAATGACCAAAGTGGGGGAATTCCAGAATTCCCAGGATTTTTCTTACTTAAAGATCCAGATCGAGTTGTTGAAGAATCAAATAGTGATGACTATACTAAAAAAATAAAGTATATTAATGGTATTGCAAAAACAGAGTATGACTACTACAAAGAAAATTTTTCAAAAGATTTCGCGCTAAAGTCTAAGATACTGCCATATATTACAAAATGGGCTAAAGCGGATGGTCTTGATTCTAGAAGTAATCCATATAGGCTTAATTCTGAACTTGTGTTCGGTTTTAATAATTTTTCACCAGACCACGATGATATTTCTCAAAATCCTTCAAAATTTACACATGAATGGTTCTATATTGAATCTAAGTTTAATTATATAGACGATATTCAAACTGTAAAATTAAATAACTCATATTTTGATACTAAATTTGATATTTCTCAAGCGGTATCAGATAAAGACTATTTTATAAATTATTTTACATATACTCCAACTTTTTTTACAGAAGAAGTAGGAAAAACTCAAATTAGATATTCTAAAATTAATAAGAATGATCTAGGGGAATATTCGACATTCTTTAAAGGATTTAATATTAAATTTAAAGACTTTATATCAGCAACTAACTTAGGTCCAGATGGAAAACCTGAATCTAATCCAAATTCTAATAGATTTGATGATTACAAATTTAGTACTATTTTAACAACGTCTAGGGAAGATATAGAAAACGACGAAGTCCCGCCGATACGATATAGAATGATAGAACATAAAACATTTAAGTATATAATTCTATTAATTGAATTGAACTTAGGGGCAATTGAAGACGTTGACTCATTTTGGTTGAAGAATTTTGATTTATCAATAGCATCTCCATCCCCTTCTATTCAAAATGGAGATTCAGTAAACAATACTAATTTCTTAGAAACAAATACGTTTTTACAAGATTATACCTTGCCATTTGATTCTATATCAGGAGACTACCGTTTATCTTTTGATCTTACTGGGGTTTCTAATATGAATCATACTTTGTTATATTCGTTAAAAAATAAAAAATATAATACTTTCTCAAGTAGTTTTTCTAATGTAAAGCTTACGCAAAAAATAGACTTGAGTGCAACTGGTGCATTTCAACCTTCAACACCAACTATTATTAATGGAATGGCTAATACTAATATCCCGAGTTATCCATCTAATTTATCTGATGAAATTAATAGAACAACAACAAGTACCTTTCTTTCATATCACTCATATGCAACAGGATTAGACTACTTTTTAGATAATACTAATGGCGGAGTACTTAATTATAATGAGAGCTATTTAGAATCTGCAGGAATAGATTTTGTTAAATATTATAACCAACAAGCTCCAACAATAAAAATAATTTCCGAAGGCAATAATGTGACCTCAAATATTCCTGCTGCCTTACCTGCTGCATATTATAGAGATTCTGCTATATTTAAAATTATAGCAGGAGGAGAACTATATTATCAATCCTTATTAAGTAAGCTATCTTTTGGAAAATTTAAATCATATATTAATACGCTTGATAATTTTATTGAATATAAATCGTATACTTTTGATGGAACTAATTCAGTATTAGAGTCAAGTAATAGTTTTTATTGCGAAATACCAAATGTTTCAAATATATCTAAAACGAATGCTGTTATTGCTCAGATTGATGATGATATCCCAGCAAACGTTTCTTCTGAAAATATAGTAGGTTTTAAATATGAAAGAGCATCAATGGATAACTCATATGAAATAAACAGGTATGATGGTGGATTTTCTCCGCTAGTTAAAAACTTATTCGCATTCAATTCTACATTTAATTTTAACAACAATGATATTTCTCCGCTAACCCTAAGTAACACTAGGTTTAATATTAATATAGATAATTTTTTAAAGATATCTAACTTTAATCACATTAAGGTATCTGATTCGAAAATACTTTCATTAGAGGCCGATGAAAAATACGATCCTAGATACGAAGCAGTAAACGAAATTGCTATCGGAAGAAGTGACTATTTCTTATTAAATTCCAATTGGGATTATGGCTTCCATCATAAATATTCTACTAAAGATAATAAGTCTCCCGTTTCTGGATCTCTTAGAATAGAAGAAGATTATGGTTTTCTATCAAAATTAATTTCTCTTAGAGATGAATTAGAGTTAGAAAATCCAATCATAACTAATCATACGGATATTAATTTAATTAATAAAGATGAGATAGAACTTGCGATAGTTGAGGAAGATAAAAAGATAAAAGGCTTTATAAATCTTGAAAATATACTTACATCATATTTAATAACCGATGGAATTTCTGCACCATTTACCACATTTCTAGAAAATTCTCCAGAATACATTGGAAACTATGATTCAATTGAAGAATATGTAAAAGAATATATCAAGCAAAATATAATAAAACTATATCAACTAATTGATGTAGAATTTTATGATAAAGAAGATAAATCACTAATTAATGGGTCAACATCATCTAATCAGAATGCAATAGGCTTTACTTTTTTAGACGATACTCAACGCTTCGACTTAGGATACAAACTAAACAAAAATTTAAGAATAAATAAAATAGATAGGTTAGTATTAGAATTCGAATTTAATAAGAAATTAAACTCTGGTATTTTAATAAGCCCTAAGATAAAAATGAATTTTATATAATATGCCAATAAGAATAAATCTAAAGGAACTATTTGATAGTGATGCTCAAGAAATCACTGTAGATAAAATTAATTTTAATTTTAATAAATTATTAGAATTAGGAATAGGGTTACCGGGCCCAACCGGAATAACAGGCTCACTTGGAGCAGCAGGTCCCCTTGGTCCTCAGGGATTACAAGGAGACGATGGTAATAAGTGGTTTGTCGGAAGTGGCAACCCTAACTCAAATACCTTTATAGATTTACAAGATAATGATTTCTATATAGATGTAGATAATAGCACAATTTATCAATATGATGCAGCAACTAATACTTGGGAATTACTTATAGATTTAGAAACAGTAGTCAATAATTATTTAGCGGCTTCCGGAGCAACTTTTATTAGAGGACTAGGAGATGCTTCCCCATTAGACAATAGATATATACTCTTTCCAAATAGAGGAAATACTGCAAGTGATTCAGCATCTGATATGATTGGAAGTATTGCGACAAACAACGATATTTTCTATCTTAATAATTTTAATGAGACAGTATACAATATTGATAATTGGCCAGCTGAAGACGTTTTATATGATGCAATACAAAAAATTCATGTAGACTTTACCTCAGGTATTCCTCAAAGATATCATCTAGAGTTAGGTACTTTATATACAGACCCAATTTCTGCTACGATGAGATTGACTGAGCTTAAACACAATTTAAAATTTCGACACTATACTAATGATTTGAGTGGATCTGCGGTTTGGGCGGTAAATCAAACTGAACCTATAAATGTCGGTCATCTTTCAATGACTACTACTGAAGCTCAAGGACTATCCCAATTAGATTATAATTCAATGTTTGAGTTTTTATCTTCTAAATATAATACCGATGGTCTAACAGAAGATAGAGTTAAATTTATAACTAGAATAGGACCAAGAGAAGCTATTGGTGAATCAAACAATGGAAATAGATGGATAGATGGAATAAGTTTTGGATATGATGGATTCACTTCTGCTGGAACAATAGGTATCGCTATAGATTTAGGAAGTACATATAGTTGGGCTAATTATAATGCACCAGATAGATATATTTCTGTTCCTGGATTAGAGCGCAACTATTTAATGATAAAAGGAGATAGTGTAGATGGAGTACTTATAGATGGAAATACTTTTCAAAATGATGGAAATATCGAACAGATTGGAGCAGGAACCCCTCATGCAGGCGTGGGTAGTCTTCTTCGATTAGATAATGATCCTCAGCCTGAATTGGATAATCAATTTGGAAATACATCAATAATTGTAGTAGATAATGAAATACTCGCATGTAATTCTAATTTTACAAAGTCTAACGTTAATGGAGATCCCGTAAATAATAGCGGAGGATGTACAATAGCTAGATATGGAATAGGAGGAGATAAAGATTCCCCTATTAATCTTAATAACGCCTCATTTGGGTCTGCAATGTCAGAGATTCTACCACAGGGAACTGTATATGACACAGGCACGACAGCTAATCCTACTTGGAATAACAATAATGGGAAAAGATTTCATGGAGCTAATTTAGCTGATATGAAATCAGATGGTAAATACATATATTCTGTGCACAATGCTATGAGAGGATCAGTTAAGGTCAATATGTGTGATCCTAACGCTTTCACCAGAACATATTTTCAAGTAGCCAAAATTAATCCTGCTGGATTTCAAGGAATTGGTCACGTAAACGATTACTTGTCTTCCCCTGTTCCATCTTCACCAGATCAAACTGTGGGATCGCAGAACTCTGCATTATCTGGAGCGTGGAGGTTAGAGTTAGATGGGGATGTTGCATATGTTGCAACTAATAATCTTAAAGATTGGGGACATGATACTTTTGATTTTACTCCTTATTCTTTAACAAATATCATGTTTCCAAACGATTCAGTAAATAATATGGGTCTGGCGGCAACTATTATACCGATTGGTATATCTGATCCAGAAAATCCCCAAGCTCCTTCTTTGAATGGAATTATAGGATTAGAAATGGCAGGTTCTAATTTGCCTCAATCACATCACATGGATATGTGTAGTGATAGCAAGAGATTATATACACTGACTCTTGAATTAGGAACCAAGAGCGGAGGGGGAGGAGATCCTACTCCAGGATATGCCGGAGACGGTAGCTGTTGTCAATATACTTCGTATAATGGAAACTCAATTCCATCAGAAGGATGCGCGGAAGTACCAGGAGGTACAGCAGGTAGCTCTATCTCATTCGATGGATATAAAGTTTCAATACACGCGTTTACAAAATCCTGTTTATCAGATGATAATATGGCAGGATGGGTTTCGCATCAAGCAGAATCTAATGCACTATGGGATACTCAAGGTACTGGAGCTACTATTAATAGAGATAATTATAAACAATTAGGTACCATGAATCATTTTGGAACAATAGATACAGATGGAACTTATATATACGCAGCATTTGGTAATACATTAAAAATTGCACAATGTGTATCTGAGCCGCTTGGTGTAGGAGAAGCTTGGGATACTCCAACACAGCAAATTAATGATCTTACCGCACTATGGGCGTACACCGATTATCAGAATGTGCAAGCAACCGATTGTAAATTAGTTGGTAATAGCTTATATATTTTACATACGTCTAATATTATGGATAATCAAAACCAATATAGTGGAACCTCTATTGGTAAGCAAATGTGTGTAACTAAAGTAGATGTAAAATCTCCATCTAATCCTAAAAAATTATGGACACATGACTTAACTACTAAGCTAGATGAAGCTCTTGCATACTGCACTAGGTTTGTTATAGTAGGAAATAATATATACTTATCACAAGGGAACCAAAATGATTTATTTGCTGGACAAGGAGGATTACTAACTCTAGAGCTTGACGGAATAGAATCTGATCATATTAATGCTGGAGAAGTAAGTGCAGATTCAATACATACAATTGACGCTAAAATAGGACAAAACTTAGAAGTTCATGGATCTGCTAATATTGGAAATAGCGTGAATGTCGGATGTAGCTTAAGTACTAATGATTTAAATGTTACTGGAAACATGACAGTTAATGGAATGCCATCTGGGATGAGTTCTCCGGTTGGAACAATAGTTGCATATGTAGGAGAAGATGAACCGGTAGGATGGTTAAAGATGAATGGACAAACATTCAATGCTTCTGGTTACCCAGAATTAGTAGCAATAGGCACACCACTAAATTGGGTTACATCAACACCTGGTAAATGGGGTGGAACTTTGGTTGAAATAACTTTACCGGATCTTGCTAATAGATATTTAATGGGAACAGGTGGTGGAGGATATGGAGGTGGAGGATTAGGACACCTAGGAGGCAACGATGCTGTTAATACTATGATAACAGAAGCTAATTTACCTCCGCATACTCACTTAGTTGAAGGTAATACTTATAGCGATGGAGCGCATACTCACACAATTCCAACAGCTATTGGAGGATCTGGCATGAACCGCCTTACAAGAGAAGCAGATAACGCGAGCACTTTAACACTACAGGCAGGAGGAACACATAGTCACGAAATCAACTTACTAACTAGTTCAGATGCCCAGTCTAGTGATTTAGAAGGGAATGCAATCACAACCTCTATTGTTCCATTAAATATGGAAGTACATTGGATAATAAAAGCTCTTCCAGGATTCTAGAAATTATCCTAATGATTTCATGGTAAATGGCATAACACGCTCAACTTTAACAAGTTGAAATAGATCGTCTAATACTCTAGGGTTAAATGCATGCTTCTTAAGAATACCATTACTAAATATTATAGTATTTGCAATAAATGAAGCTATATTAGATTCATTCTCGTTGCCCTCTGTGATAGCAAAACATATATTAGTATTAGCATCCATGTTATTTAATTGGGGATCACCTAGCTTGTCTACTGCATCCTTAAGGGCATTGTCTTCTAATGTATTCAATTCAACTCTTCGTATTCTTTCAATAGAGTGTCCAAATTTAAATCTTCTATCAAATCTTAACTTCCATACACTATAATCAACACTATTCTTTTTAGTTATTACTATAAATATTTCTTTTTGATTATGTATGTTATGGTTAACAAAATATACCTTACATTTATCAGATGCCTCTAACATTTCATCTAAATAATCAACTATTAAGCTAGTAAGTAAAAAATTTGCGCTCTTTAGAATTTCAACAAGATCTTCTGGTAATTGATATAATTTTCTTAAGTTTTTTCGTATTTCCTTTAATCTAGGATTATCCCAAACTGGAGTCATATTAAACTTAAATACACTCCCATCAACCGCTAGATTGTTTAAATTTAGAGCATGAAACACTATTTCATAAAAGCTAGAGATATCTCCACCTTCTAATTTTTCTCTATATTTCTTATTGGCAGCCAATAATATATACTTATAATATTCGGGATCTAATCCCGGACTTCCTTTAGTTATCCATAGTGGATCTAGTACGTGTTCCTTCTTCATTTGCTCAATCTATCTTTTTATTATTTATTTTACCGAACTAAAGTCATTCAGTTTAATAAAAATGCAACGAATAAATAATAAAAACTATAAAACATATTATTAATGGCTAATCTCACTTTAAAATTATTAATAGATCCGGAAAAAAATTCTTTAACTTTTAGTAAAAACTATAGAATTTTTTCTACTCTCGATCCAACGACAGATATAACTGGATTTACTGAGTTCTTAGAGGATCTTATTATAGCAGATCCTAGTGCAATAGATCTTAGTAAATTGAATAGATATTTTAGATATTCAAGAAATAGGCACGACTGGTCGCTATGGTATCAAGTAGAGCCGGGTGATTTAGGAGAAGCTGGTGATATTATATTTGAAGATTGCTCTGAATTTTATTTTGAAATAAAGTACGAATATGATGATGGAACCTGTGAAGAGCTTGGGTCTATTATACAAATAAATGAAATAAAATTAAGATTTGCACAAACCTCACCTACCCAAAATACTTATTCTCCTCAAACTCAATGTAGTGATGAAGGATGTACATCAATAATAGCTAAAACAGATCCATCTTTTAAACCATATAATGTAGATAGCGCTATTGGAATGTTTAAAGAACTATCTTTTTATACAAATGTTATGTTTGGCCATGAAGTAGTATACTTTAGAACATTACCAGAGTCAGATAGTGGAGATTTTGTATTTAAAGAATGGACACTATTTAAAAATGTAGATAGAAAATGTTTAAAGGTAGCGGTACCTAAAAACGCTTTCCCTAGTAATCAACCAAAGTTTGCCGATTTTGGTTTAGATTTTGAACTTCCATTCGAAGTTCATGTAGATCATAGATATTTTCAATCAGTATTTGGTAAAAAATCTCAACCTAGATATCGAGACTTTTTATATTTTCCATTAATTAATAGAATGTATGAGGTGCAGGGAAGTTATTTGCATAGGGGATTCATGATGGAACCTACGATGTGGAAAGTATCACTTAAAAAATACAACCCAAATATTGATATGCTATTACAGGATGATAGCAGACACTTCCTAGATAATATAGTAAGTAGTGCAGAACAATTATTTGGAGAAGACGTTGAAAATGATATAAAAGATGGCACCATGCCAAAACAATATGATACAATATCTCAAAAGTTTGATTCTTCTAGAAATGCAATACATCCAGATTTAACAATTAGACCTCTTAAGTATACATATAATCATGCAAGTCTAGTTGAAAATTATTATGATTTAAGTGCAATTACATATACAACTTCAACATATGAGCTTTTAGAAGGCTCTCCTCTTACATCAGAATCAATAATAGTTCAAAATTTACCTAGCTTAAATGATAATTGTAGTAAAAAATATGATGTTCTTTTAGCATATCAAGGAAGTGGCCCATTTAAAGCATGGAGAAATAATGCGCTAATAACAACAGATAAAAATGTTAAAGATAATGATTCTAGATATATTAAAGTAAGAGCGCCGCTAGATACTATACCTGACCACATTGGACAATCAGAGACAGGTAGGTATATTAGAATAGAAGCATATAATGGCCTATCTTTTGCGAATCAAAGAAATATTATGCATGGATTAGATACTAATGGAAACGATGTCGTTAAATTTAAAATTAGAGAAACTTCTATATTATATAACTCAATTCCAGAATTCAATTCAGAAGGTGTACAAAACTTATCATATACTACGCTTTTTAATCTAAATACAGGAAGTGATGTTGTTCAATTTTTAAATGGATATGATAATGAAACTCAAAAAGGATTTAAAATATCTGGTCAGTTTTCTAAATACTTCAACGATGAACCAGAAGGAGACTTTACTCTATCTGTTGATATAAATTCAACAAATAAGAGTGCAACTGTATCTAATTTAAAATCAGGAGAATGGTATGCTATTGTTGTGTCTATATCAAACGAATTTAATCAATGTGGAATGTACATATATTCAATATCTGAAGATCCAGCCGACATAATTAATCATAATGAATTTAACCTTATTTTAGAATCAAAGTCAGCCATACCACAATCTGAGTTTAGCTTAACTAATAGTAAGTATTATATACCATCATCAAATATGTGGATATCAAATATTCGGCTATTTAATACTATGATAAAGGAAGATCAACATGAATTTATATTAAGTCAACAATATATTAAAGACGAGTCAAAACTTCTTATAATAGATAACTGTAAGCCTCAGCTTAATCTTCCATATATTGCTAAAAATAAATAATAAAAATATATTATGCAAAAATCAAATCACGAAAATATAATGAACGGTAACGTTCAAGACATTTTTCTAAGAAATGCTACCTTATCTGTCTTAGACGTTTTAAACCGTAGAATTATAATAGACTTAGTTCGTGGAGACAAAGTAGAAAAACATGAAGTACCTTTCTTCTATAACTTTGCAGGAAATCAAGGATTTATGCAAGATTTTTTTGTAGATTTACCGAATGATTGTAAATACCCATCACTTGCAGAAGGAAATTATGAGGTTGTGCCGAGAGGTATTGTAACTTTAAATACGTTTTCTATAAAGTCATCAGATATCACTAATAAGTTTGTAAGGGGAACCTTTACTCAAGAGCAAAGAAATAAAAATGATCAAAAGGAAATGAAAGCATTTTCTTCTAGATTATATAGTTTACCTATGGATTTAAATTTCGATATAAAAATTATAACAGATAATTTAAATAAAACATTTAAAATAACTGAAAAAATATTTGATTTTTATTATAAAAATGAAGTAGTATATTTCCAATATAGAGGAATAAGAATTCCAGGACAAATAAAATTCCCAGAATCAATGAGTAATGATAAGAAATATGCATTTAATTATAATGATGATACTTATGTAAATACTTCTTTTTCAATATCTATGGAAACATATTTTCCTAGCTTTGACGAGAGTGCAACTATGTATAAAGGAAACGTAATAAACCAGTTTGGTATAACTAAAAAAATACAAGATAGTGGAACAACAATTAGTGATGCATGGATAGATCCTGATTTTCCACCAACTGAATAAATAAAAAAAATAAAGCTACTAAATGATTTTAAACGCTAGAAATAACGGCTTTGCCTTCTTTTTTCCTCCTGATTTTTTCGCAGAAAGTGTTAAGGAGAAATATAAAAAGTATTACCAAAGTTTAATTCTTCCTTACGATACAATTGAGGATTTTATGTCATCTACAATTCAACAGATTGAATTTCCAGGATGGAATATGCAATTGGCTCAACAAACTAGAACCAGAGGTAAGAAACAAGAATATAAGAATTCAGTTCCAGTAGAAGATTTATTTACTAGAGAATTTACTTTAACTTTTAAAATGGCAGATGCTTTTTTAAATTATTGGATATTTATAGATAACTCTTTAAACTATATAGATTTTGCAAATAGGAATCAAACCTTTTCACCTATGAGACTTTCTCTTTTAAGTAATGAAGGATATTTAGTTTCATCAATAGTGTTTAATAAGCCAATCCTATATGGTCAGGATGGTATAAAATTATCATATAGTTCAGTCACTCCAGAATTTAGGACTTTCACTGCTAAGTTTAAATACTTAGATTTTAAATTAGATATTGATTTTGATTAATTAATATATACTATAATAGTATTATCGCTAAAATCTATAGAAACTTCCCCTATGCCGAATCCGTCATATAGTTTAAATGGATCTCTATCTTCTGCACCATAATAATTAGTTCCTCCTAAATTATCCTCTACTGTAATTGTCCATTCTCCCTTAGATTTATCTTTAGAATCGAACTCTATTTCAAAATCTTCTAGATCTTCATCTGGATCTTCTCCTAAAGAATTGGTTGGAATATCTTCAACTTGTATATATCCATAAACCCGGTCTACTATAATAGACATAGAATATATTCCGTATATAGCATCTTTTATTTCTAGACTCCAATCAACATTTATTTTTCCTTCACTAGCTGATCTATGTTCAGTAGGTCGCTCTACTCCTAGATCTAATCTAGCTAAAGAAACAAGATCCTCATCGGGATCTGGAAAATAACTCGGGTTCATTTTCTTGACTCCGTCTATTTCTATATCAAGACTTCTTTCTATTTTTGAGGTATATGGTCCAATTATCATATCTAAATTTTACTAATATCTAGTCTATTTTTTACCATCGTCTGCTAATTCAATTGTTATAACAATATTGCCAGAAGGTATTACAGAACCATCATCTCTTGTCCATACTTGATTCTTAATATCTGCTATTTCTAGATCTACTTCTTTATCAAACTCGATATCTGCTGATTCAACATATACATCTAACGGTAGAGTAGCTGGATTTGGAAAACCTTCTCCATCGGTTACGGTCCAATCTGTTGTACCATCTCCACGTAATTCTTCGTCTGATACAACAGTGCTTGTCCAAGTTTCAGAATCAAATACTTCGGCCTCAATAGAGGCAATGCTAATTTTAGCGCCGTCAGCAGGTTCAGCATCTAATTCGAATTTTCTTAAGGCAATCTCTTTCTCTTTAGATTTAAGCTCCATTTTATATTTTTTTCCATCTTCTCCATCTTGTGTAAATTTAACATCTACTCCTCCTCTTGCACATACTTCGCAGTTTTCAACTTTAGTATACGCATATGATATACAGTTATTTAGATCTGGTTCTCCGTCTGTTATGTTATAACATTCTCCTGATATATCAATCCAATCTCCTGGAGAAAGATCTCCACATGATAATACTGTAATTGTAAGATCTGCCGCTTCACAATCTACATATTTTGTAGCTACTACGCAAGATCGATTAATACAGCATATACAATCTCCAATAGTAAAGTCTATTAAAGTAAGAGAGTCAAATTGTGATTCTCCTCCAGATTTGACCGTCCAGCATTTTCCGTCATATATTACAATCTCAGTACCGTTTCCTATATATCCAGACTGGGCTCCCGCTTGAATTGTATTTCCCTCCGGTGCTTTTTTTAGTTCTTCCTCTTCTTGGCATTCTATTAATACAAAGTATTCGTCAGAATCAGTACATTGTTCTGGGCATTCTCCATTATCTAAAACATTCCACGATTCCGCAGGACAACATGCCGTAGGTCCATCTTCTGGTATAGCAATTGCTCCAAGATATTCCCAACATCCAGGTAGATTAGACTTGCATCCAGCATCTCTAAGATTATCTATAATATCTCCCAACATATATTGAGTTTCAGATGGACAACATACACTATATCTTAATTCTTCAGATCCACATTTTTTCCATTGTATTCCATCTATCTTTATTGCGTCTGCACATGTAGATTCAGATAAAGGAATGTGGCCAGGAATAGTAACTGAATTAGAACTAGATTCTAATTCTCTATATTCATACCAGCAGCATTGGAATCTTGCTTTTTCAGTCCCGATTTCGGAACCTGCTATTTGTTCTTCTAATTTAAAGTCTGAGATTTCACATCCTTCTTGGCCTTCACATAAGAACCATGAATATCCGCTAGGGGGCTGACAATCATCGTCTTCACATGCTCGATTAGGAACTATGAATTCCTCTGGACACTGAGCAGTAATTGATTCAGTAGTAGCATATCCTATTTTCTTCCAACATCCTTCCATTATAACACCGTCTAGATCGAATAAGTTACTGATTACTACATCAGCTGGATGATTAATTTCATCTGTGCAACATAGAGAAACTTTAGTTTCTTTAGTTACGCAATTTTCCCAAGTTGTTCCATATAATCCAGCAATTGATTCGCATGTTGCCTCTCCATTAGAATGAGGAGTAATCATATCAGGATCTATTGTTGTAACTGAATCGTCTGCTACTCCCTCAGGATTTAATATGTACCAGCAGCATCCATATCTAAAGTTATTCCATCCTCCTACTAATCCTAGGGTTGTTATTTGTTCCGTTCCATCTCCACATGAATTATCTTCTCCTTCTCCGCCATCTGCATCGCATTTAATATATACGCTTTGTTCAGCTTTTGCGCAGTCTCCAAGTTGACCTGAATTCCAAGTCATTCCGTGTATAATTGTATTTGCAGACCACATCATAATATCGTCTACTTCTCCACTAACCTGTATTCCAAGAGTCCCAGATGCAATAACATAATCTGCAGTTGTTGCTCCGGATACGCCATTAGTTGACTCAACAGTTTTAGTTACTGATCCGATTAAAGCAGCGTTTCCACCAGCATCAACTCTAGCACTTCCTTTTAATTTTATTGTAATTGAATTAGGTTCGCATTCTCCCATTCCCATAACAACGGATTCAAAGAAAAAATGACCTGTATTTTTAGCAGGACTTATAACAATCTCTTCTTGGGTATCTGGATTAGTATATAGATTAATAGGACCTGGTGAAGTGGGCGAGGTATAATTCCATGAAAAATACTCTGACTTTATTTGACCTGCTCCTCCGTAATTAGCCCCGCCAGTTTGACCTTGGGTCTCATTACCTTTATGTATTGAATTATGTCTAGCATAATGAGAAGAATTATAAAAAGTTTCTCCTTGAGTAGCTGATGTATTTATTAATATTGCTCTACCATCAGTTATCCACTCATTAGTAACGTAATTTCCAATCTGGAACTTAACTCCAGTTCCAGTATTATCATTACTGTTTCTTAAAGTATAAAATAATCCTTCTGGTGTAAAGCTAGTACTTGAAAAAGTAGATTCATAACTATTACTGACTTCTCCTATTCTAATTTGAATATTTTCTGTTGCGGCTAGCTTACCGTTTTTAGATAGCATAGTATCAACTGGTCCGTTATTAATGAGATTTTCAGCGCATCCAACTTCCCAAATAGGATCTCCGCTAGCATCTTCCTCAGATATTCGCTGATCATACTCAGTTTTAGATTCGTCATATTTACTTTTAGTTGCAGCTTTATCTAATAATGTGTTATCTAAATCAGTCTGAGCGGATTCTTTGTCCTTATCTGATGATTTAGAGTCGGATAGTACCTCATTTGATTTTGCTAATACATCATCTAATTTTGCATTATGGGTGTTGTAGTCATCAGTAAGCTTATCTAATTCCTTATTTAAATCCTCAGAAGCAGCTCTTGATTCTTCATTTTGATATGATCCAATATTTAAATAATTAGTATTTAAAGAGTCCGACTTTATCTTAAAATTAGAGTTATTAACATTAATATCAGTAGCTTCAATTAAATCTCCGCCTAACCTTACAGATGCTGATGCTTCAATAACAGTGCCGAGTGCTTGAACTTCAGATGCAGTTAAAGCATCCCAATATATCCGAATATCATCTATATACCCTTTAAATGATTGGGTGTGCGGAGCAAGCTCACTAGTATAAGAAACAGATGATGTATTTCCATATGGAAGCCTAGCTGTTCCAAATATTCCGCCTACCATCATAGTATTATCAATAAGTCCAGATATACCTCCACTAATATTTGGTAAACTAGCTAGTGATATCGTGTTTACTAATATTTTATCTAAATATAATTTTACACTCTGATCACCAGTATCGAATACTAAAGAAATATGATACCATTTCTTTTCTAATATTAAAGTTTCACAAATTGCCTGATTTCCTTCTCCACCGGAAGAGGTATATACACCAGCATATAACTTACCATCTTTTTCATGCATAACAATACCATCAGTATCATCTGCAATAGCCATAATAAGTTGGTGAGATCCTGTATTTACTTTATCAAAATATGCGTGGATAGATATACTATTTGCAAATGCAGGAATAGTTCCATCTACTGTCGCATGGAGAACGCTATCTCCCCCAAGTCTTAAAGATTGATTTAATACAGAAAAGTTTCTGTCTATTGAGTTTAGTCCATTATTAGTAGATAATATTAAACCGCCGGTTCCAACTGAATCCAGTATCGAATCTCTAGTTGATAAAGGTCCAGGTTCACCGTCTAGCTTATAGTGATATTTTAAATTATCTATATCTCCGTCAGAAATAGACGCTTCAATCATCTTTTCATGTAACCCACCCATAGGTTCCTGTCCTCCACCTTTCGTTTGCCATAAATATCCATGCTTATCAACATAAACGTTTGAAAAAGTATTGGCCTGTGGCATTCCTCTAAATCTTATAAAAGGATATTGAGTAAATTTTCCAGAATCAGTAATACTATTTCCATAAACATCAAGCATTGCAGTAGGTACCTCACATTTTTCTTCATCTTTTGGATTAGTTGTTCCAATTACAACAGAGGCATTTGAATGTCCTAATTCATACTCAACCTCTTCTCCATAACCAAGCTCTTCGATATCTGCTCCATATAGCCATCCTTGTCCAAACTTAGTATACTTACGATCTAATGTTATTCCATATACTTCTGTCGCATCGTCTAAGCAATAAGGAGTACCTCCAATATAATACTCAGCGTAACTTATATTATTACAATCTATGAATCCGCTGTCTCCGTTAGTATCTAATAATATTTGAAGAGTATCAGATAGGATTAACCAGGCTGGAATCTTTGTTTCTAGTTCAGCAGAACAATCTGCCCATGCCTTCTTCTGTGAATTTTGCTCTTCTATTGACGAAGTTAACTCTGCAATAGTTAGCTCAGTTGCCTCAATATCCAAAGTTACCGTATCTAGCGTTTCTTGATTTTCAGCTATTTGTGATTGAATATCAGCAATAAGGGATGTATTTTCTTCAATAACAATATCTAGATCGTTTTTAGTTTCATTATATAATGAAACTGCATTTGATTCAGATTCATCGGCATCTGCTTTTGCTTGAACAATAAGTGCTTTAAAATTTTGACATTCATTTATAGCATCTAATATAGTGTTAGTTCCTACTCCTAAAAATGTAAGAAGATTAGTCCATTCTTCTTCAAATTCAGTTCCCTCTACTCCGTCTGCTATATCTGATAGCAGACTTGCGATTAAAGCTTGGTCTTCTGCTGATATATCTGAAATCAGGTCAGCTTCTGATGATGTGTATCTTGCAATTAAGGCATCTAGTAATGCAATTAAATCTTCATAAATTTTATCTTGAGCGTTATATGCGTCTAATGCAATGGTTCTTTCCGCATTTAGTTCTTCTAAAGCGGCTTGTGCTTCGGCTAGTGCGGATTCAGCTTCTACTTTCTCAGAGTTCAACTTCTCTAAAGTTTCTTCCAGTTCAGCCTTCATACTTTGTAAATCTAATAAACTATCTTCTGCTACTTTCTTAGCTGCCTCATTTGCTTCTATTTGAATAGTTATTAAGGTTATTTGCTCGTCATATTCAGATTTAGATTCAGATATTTTAGAATTTACTTCTGCTAGTTTTGCGGTAATCTCAGCAGCAGTTGATAAGCTTTTAGCAAATTCGGTTGATATATCATATTCTGGTTCAACAGCTAAAGAACATGTAAATACTTTAAATGCGTCATATTCGGCTTTAAATGCAGCATCAACAGATGTATTTTTTAGCTCGTCTAATGATAATGGGAAGAAGGCATCTTCACTAAATCCTGGCCAAAGATTTAAGGTTTCTCCTTCTACTGTATTTACGTGAGTGGAGAAAGTATTAAGTAATGGTTCATTAAGACTATTACTCAAGGTACTTATTCCCGTAGCGGCTACTCCAGGTGATCCTGCCACTAATAAATTATTTCCATAGATATATCCGTCATATCGAGTTTCTCCTATCATCTGGCAATTATCTAAAACATGTTCATCATATAAAGTAATGTGAGTTCCATTATTATCATTATCTAAATTTGCGTGAAATACTTGAATTGGATAATGAACATCATTCTCTGTTGTTAATCCACTTAATAATAAAGTAGTTTTTTCAACTAAGTTAGAGTGATTTCCTCTTGTTGTACCGTGGAGGTGAAGCATCGAAGACAAATCATCTTCAAAAAGTGAACCAATACCTACTGCTCCATCTCCCTTACTAGACAGTATGACGTCCATATATGGCGTTCCTAGAAATTCTAAATATTTACCATTTAAGTTTACTTCTCTGTCAGATGTAAAAAATGCCCCTCCGCCTCCAATTTCATCTCCAAATTCAACGGTTGATGTAATGCTGTCTGTTGTTAATCCTTCAGAAGTATTAACAGTTACTCCTCCAGTTCCTGGGATTCCACTATATGAAATTGTAACATCTACTCTTCCGTTAACTGAATCATCAGCAACTGCTAGTGTTATATCTGTTCCTTCTATAAAATTTATAGTATCTCGGTCTCCACTTACTAAACTTCCACCCTTTTGAATTTTAACCGGAGTGGCTGCATTAGCTTCTAATGTATTTGCAATATCGTTATATACCCAAGTAACAGTAGCAGTATCATGAACTAATAGTGCTACTCTATCATCTATTGCTTCATCCGTAAGATATAAATTAGACATACCTTGTGGTAAATCATCTGTTGTGAAATCTCCAAGAATTATAGTTGGAGTAAGAGTATTTCCTAAATCATTATATGTCCATGAAATTCCAGTAGCATTTTGAATCATAGCAGCAGCTGCATCTTGAGCTGCTTCGTCCGTAAAATATAAATTAGTACTTCCTTCAATAAGATCGTCTGATGTAAAAGGAGAAAGGCTGACCACTCCTTGAAGAGTATTAGCAACATCATTATATGTCCAAGTTAAACCAGTCCCATTTATAATTAACTGGGCAACTCTATCATCTACCCTTTCGTTTGTAAAATATAAATTAGTAGCTCCTTCAGATAAATCATCTGTGTCAAAAGGAGTAAGAGTAACATTACCTGTAAATGTATTACTAGGGTCGTCGTAGGTCCAATTTATTCCTATTCCGTTTTGAATTAAAGCAGCTATTCTATCGTCTACTCTTTCTTCTGTAAAATATAAGTTGATTAATCCTTCAGGTACATCATCCGTTGTTAAAGCAAGCGATGTTGCATTTTGAAATGATAACTGTCCAAATCCATTAGTAGCAAGTATTTGATTAGGTAGGCCATCCGCAGATGGAAATGTATATCCATCGGCTGCCCCTATTGGACTTTGAATAGTTAAACCTTCTGATGTTATTTCGCCATATACTCGTAAATCATGGTATTCTTTAGTAATTGACATCTATTATTCGATTCTTTTAGTTATTTATTAAAAGAATTGGCGATTATATTTTCTAAATAGGCATAAGGTTGAATATTTATATAAGCAAAATAGGAGATTGTTTTACTTTATGGCCAGATATCTGAAATATCTTCAATGGCGTATTGGAATCGTATTGAAATAGTTCCTTCAGTTGCTACAGAGTTTTTTGTTAGTGATCCCCGTGTTCCTATATACCAAGGCTGATTAATAAAACCTGGGGCAGATATACTATGATCTTGTCCACCCATATTCCAATCAGCTAATAGTGCTGTGGGTTCTGTAGCAGAACCTATGTTTAAACTTTCACCCATAGAAGATTCTAATCCTAGGTAAGAAATAGGATCAGGTGCACCTCCAGCTGGTCCAGCCTCTGGCCAATATATGGCCAATAACAAATCTGGATCAACGGTATTAAAAATATCTCCATCATAGGAATAAGTAATCACAACAAAATTTGATTTTTTCACATAACACTTACCAGCACCAGGTGGTGGTAAAATTTCTATTCCTGCATAAGGATCAGATGGTGTTATATAGTCCATACTTATTAATTCATCTGCTGTGAATGTTCTCTGAAAGGTAAGAGTACTACCTCCAGAAGAAGCTGTGGTTAATTCCCAAATATTTAATGATGAATTATATACAAGAGTATCTCCATCAGTTGGTCCAGGAGATCCACATTGAATTGGAACTCCACAAATTTCAGTAAGAGAAGATGCTCCTCCTGCTAAAATAATTACTTTTACATTTTGATTATCTGAAGTAAATGTTATATCTAACGTATTTGAAGTATATCCATCAATATGCGCTTGTATTAAATCGTTTGTATCTAAATCAACTAATTGAACGTGAACATCAGTAGTTCCTAAATTATGAGATATTAATTCAGTAGAATTAGCAATAAAATCAACAACTGTAACATATGAAGCAGCTGCTCCCCCACTTCCGCTACCTCCGCTAGGGGCAGGTTGCCATGATGCATTACCTAAAGCATCACTAGTAAGAACGTACCCAGTAGTTTGGTTTCCGTCGACATATCTTAAAGATCCATTATTAATAATATCTCCAATAATACAATTACCAGTAGGTATAAAACTTGCATCATTTCCGTTGAGCGCCCATACGTGATCTGTTAATATATCAAAAATATCACCATTTACATCAGTATAATATAAAGTATTATTCGTGGGAACAAATACGTTTTCTAATCCTAAAGGTCCAGACCATACTGATCCACTTCCTAAAGGAACAATGGGTGCAATAGCTGGACTTCCTGATAATACATCTAATATCAATTGAGTAACTGAGCTATTTAAATTAGTAAGACTTACCCATCCTCTTGTATCTAAATATCCTATAAAATCTTCGCCAAATTCTGGTTTTTGATTTTGAATACCTGTATATATTACTTCTCCTGGAACTCCAACATCAGGCCAGTCGTTAAAATCAGTGAATCTATGTCTTTTTGATTCAGATACTTTAACTAATAATTCTTGTCCTTCTGCTCTACCAAGTGAATCTATCGTAAAGGTAGGTATATTGTCTAATTTAAGGGAAAGTTTATCAGATATATTAACATATTCAAAGTTTCCGGTCTTAAGATTTGCGGAATTTAAAGTTTCATCATATTTTATATTCTTTAAAAATTCTAGCGTTGCAGCAGATAAATCTTTAAAGTTTATATTAGTAACATCGACTAACGCGGTTAGGCTAGAATTGCTTAATTTTCTTATACCCTCTAGTTTCTTATAAATTGGCATTTAATATCCATATTTTTATTTATTTATCACAATTATAGTGCATAAGATTTATGTTACCATTAAGATTGTATTATTTAGATAAATTATTAATGTATATTAAAAAAAGAGGTGTCCTTGTCTATACTCGCAGATAATTTAAACTTTCCAGAAGCAACGATACATTTTCTAAGATCCGCATCTATCATATAATCTACCTTATTATCAATATAACTGTTTACAATACTATTACCTGATCCATGATATTTACAATCCAGTATCTTAGAATTTTTAATGTAATTTGATGTTAATATATCACAATCTTCTAGTTTAGAATTTCGGATAGTACAATTTTCAAATAAACATCCCTTTGCGTCAGCGTTTATTTGGCAGTTATAAAATTCAAAATCTTCAACTATAATATTTCTATCTATTTTAGCGTCTTTTACTTGAAATACCTTTCTTTCATTATCATAATTGATTAAAGCCTCTTCCACTTTTCCAAATACAACAAGTTGAAATAACTTTTCTCTTATATTACTAAAATTATTGTCTAATCTAAATTCTTCGTTGGTCATGTCATAATATAGATTAATCTTTGGATAAGATTTAGAAAAGGTAGAATAGTTTTTAGTCGAATCTACTGCATCCTTATAAGATTCTACTATTTTTTCTATTTTTCTCTTTTCATTTAAATTATAATCATAATTGTTATTTAAAGTCTCATATACTCTTCCAATAACTAAATCAATAGTTTTTCTAGCTTCAGTTTTACGTTTATGATAATCTTTTCCACCAATGTAATTAATTTGTAAATAACCTTCATCTAATTTCGAAAAATTATGACCAAAAAACTCCGAATATGGAAAAGAAAATAATTTAGGATCCATATTTTCTACTACTTTGGTTGTCATATATGTAGAATATGGATTTTTTGCACTAATATACATATGTTGATCATGATATAATTTTTGTCTTTCGTTACTATCTGTATTCCACATGTCAAGTAGGCTATTTTCTTCAAGTCCAATTAAATATTTAAACTTATTAAGCCTATCAAGTTTAATACTGTTGGATGAATCTTCATTTGCTCTTATATTTACCTTCATTTCGCATCTATCACAGGTAAATCCAAAATGATCTATTAAATTCATAGTTTTTAACATACAGTGTATGCCGTCGTGATATTTCATGAAGCCTGTTTCAAATACAAAGGTTTTTGAAAACTCTGAATACTTATTAGAAAGCTTGTATATAGAATCATTTGCTCTAAACGATTCATTTACTCCTTTAAACCACTTTACTTTTTTACCAAGATTTTTAGATAATTTAGACGCTAGATCTCTTCTCCTAGTTGGGGACTTAAATTCAAAGATAAATGAAATCTTAGATTCTTTAATATTTTTGTCAATATCTATCATATCAATATATAATATGTTTATTTTATTTATCTAAATTAACTAACGTTTTAATAATCTAAAATAAATATTCGCAGTATAAATAATATAAATAGGAAAAGTTAACATGGCGACAACATTAGGAAAATATAAAGTACTTCGAAGTCTGAGTGTCCAAGTAGAGGACATTCTTATGGACACAATAAACTATCTAACAAAAAGATTTAATCAAAGTAAATCTGTTTTTACTGCGGCATCCCCGTTTGGTCAAATACTTATAGTAATAGAAAATTTGACACAACTTGTCTTTTATTATATAGAGGATTCTATTACTGAATTAAATATTAATGAAGCAAGCAGACTTACATCAATTTATTCACTAGCCTCTTTAGCTGGACATAATCCATCTCGAGCAATGTCAGCTACTGGTCAAATATCCTTAAGAATAAACGAAGATGCAGTTGAGGTACCTGTAGATTTTGTAATAATTCCTAATCTAACTAAATTAATCTGCGAATCGAATGGGTTGCAATACATATTAGATTTACCACAGGATGAAATAAAGTTCTCATTAAATGGAGAAGATGATGGAATAAATCTTCCTATTAGACAGGGAATACTCGAGACGCAAACAGTAATAGCTAAGGGAGTAGCGATACAAAGCTTCTCAATAGGAAGTCCTCAAAATTTCTTTATAGATAACTTTTTTGTAAATGTATATGTAAACGGAGAAAAATGGAAAAAATATGAGTCTATGTTAGATATCCCTAGAAACGCAAAAGGGTTTATTGCTAAAACTGGAATAACTACCGGATTAGATATATATTTTGGAAACGGACACTTTGGTAAAATTCCAAAACCTGGAACAGAGGTTATTGTTGAATATTTAGTGAATGAAGGACCTAGAGGAAATATAAGAACTGATGATACTTCTAAAATACGATTTAAATTTGAAGATACAGGATTTACAATACTTGGAGACGAAGTAGAGTTAAATGAATATATTGATATATCCACAAAACACGCTCCATTTTTTGGAGTAAACCCAGAAGATTCAGAATTAACTAGATTAATTGCACCACATACATCTAAAAGCTTTGCTCTAGTTAACCCAGATCACTATGAAATAGTTTTACGTAAACTAAAAATGTTCTCTATGATAGATGTATTTCTAGATGAATTAGATGAGAGAATGCTAAATCTATTTCTAATACCGGACATTAGAAAGTCATTTTCAATATCCCAAGATTATTTTGGAGCAGATTTAAATAGGTTTGTACTAGGAGATTATCAAAAGTCTCAACTTTTAAGATATATTGAAAAATCTGGAACTAAGTTAATATCAACAGATGTTAAAATTGTTGATCCAATAGTCATTAAGTATGTAATAAATTTAACTATTATTGCATTTGATGATGTATCCATAGAAATAATTAAAAAGGATATAACTCTAGGTCTGGCTAATTACTTTATAGAAAATACTAGAAGAAAGAGAATACCAAAAAGTGATCTAATTAAAATACTAGAAGAAGTGAATGGAGTTGATTCCGTAGCAATAACAATACTTGGAGAAAAGAATGAGATCTCAAAATCAAAGAATTCAAAAGCTAAAACGGTAGGATTAGATGAATTCAATGATATAATAATAAAACAACAAGAACTACCTTTAATAAGAGGAGGATTTAAGGATCGACATGGAAATGTATATGCAGAAGGACTATCTGATGATTCTTTAGGCGCAGTCAATATTAAAATAAATGAGATTGTTCCTAGGCCTATGATGTTAAAAAAATAATATAGACATGACTAAAGACAGCATATATAGAAAAATATACGAAAGACGAGAAAAACGTATACATCTTGGGTATGATTACAAAGATAAGATTATGAAGAATACACTTTCAGGTCAAATGTTTGGGATTAATTTACCCTTAGATAAATTTATAACATACTTAAATGATGTAATATATCGATGGATAGATAGTGTAAAACAAATTAAAATATGGGCGAATCCTGCTCTAGACAAACACGAAAATAAATTTAATTAATGTCAAAAGGTAAACTAAACAAAGAAACTAGGAAGGACCTAAAGAATGAAATAGAGTCTCTACTTAATAATATTAGTGCTGAGCCTTCCGAAGATCTTTTAATAAACAATGAATTAGCAAGTGAGCTTCAGAGGGAAAGTCCCTATGATTTTGAAGAAATGAGTGATCAATTTACTCAAAAAGCAAAGAGCATAACTGATTCTCTATTTAAAAACTTTGTAGATATTGGGATATTTGAAAAAAACGATTATGCTAGGCATAAAAAAGAGTTAGATACAATTAATATATCTAATCTATTTTTTCAATTAAAGACTTTAAAGATAACAGTTATAAAAATAATGGAAGAGATTGCAGCTGGTAATACTCACCCTAGGCTATTAGAGGTAATGGGGCAACTGCAAGATAAGATGGCAAACATCACTAAGATGCAAGCAAATTATATACTATTCTTAGAAGATACGTATAAAAAGTTAAATGACGATTATCCTGTTAATCCGGATGATACACAAGTCCCATCTAAGGACACAGAAGGAAAGTTCTTTATATCTATCGGTACAAAAAATGTAATAGAAAATTTAGCTGAGCCTAGTGTTCAGGCAGTATCTGTAGAACCATCGGACAATTTAGTTAATCCTAATAATAAAGCAAAGCTTATGCGAGATAATAATATTGAAATAAGTGAAGATGAGAATAGGAAGAATGACGATTTCATTGATTTAACTGAGATAATATAATAATATACATATGAGAGATATAATGTCAAGTTCTGGCGGATTTTCGTCAATAAAAGTATCATCAATCGGTGGAGACTCTAAGGATAATAGTTATATTTGGTCTACTGAAAAAATTAACAAACTAGTTGATGATATAAACAATGGGCGCGCAGATATTAGAAGCTTAAGTAATTCTCCATTCAAAGACAATGATTTAAATTTAAGAAGAGATAGTTTACCATTTGAATATACTCCGGGTGAAATGGAAGAATTATCAAAATGTAGAGCAAGTATTCTATATTTTGTAAATAACTATTGTATTATACAAACCAACAATGGAAGAAAATTAATAAATGAAATTGAAGGATTGCGGGATTATCAAGATCAAATGCTTGATACCTTTAGACTTTCTAAATTAAATATAGTGATGGCAAGTAGGCAGGTAGGTAAAACAGTAACATCGTCGCTGTTTATATTATGGTACCTATTATTTCAAACAGATAAAACTGCCTTATGTGTTGCTGACAATTTTACAACAACAAAGGAACTAATAGATAAGTTTAAAATATCATTAGAAGGACTTCCGTTTTTTATGAAACCTGGGATACAGGTTATAAATCAAAGCTCCGTTTCCTTTGATTCAAACAGCCGATTAGTTGGAAGAACTACTACTAAAAAATCAGGTATTGGATTAACTGTTAATCTTTTATACATCGATGAGTTTGCTCATATAAATGACGCAAACCTTGATGAATTCTATAGAGCAATATTTCCAACGGTTACCGCTGATCCAAATGGTAAAATAATAATAACATCTACCCCAAATGGTAAAAATAAATTTTGGGACATATGGAAAGATGCAATAGATGGAAAATCTAGCTACGTTCCATTAAGAGTAGATTGGTGGCAAGTAGAAGGAAGGGAAGATAATTGGAAAGAAAAAACTATTGCAGATCTAGGATCAATAGAAGCATTTAATCAAGAATATGGTCTACAGTTCTTTTCATCAGATAAACTTCTACTAAATTCTAAAGATTTAAAAAAGTTAGATAATATTAAAACTGAGTATGAAAATCCAAATCTAATATTAGATGAGGATCTTAACTATATAAATGAATATCTATTTCTACATAAAAGCTACGTTAATAAAACAATGGCTGATTTTAAAGAAGATGAAAGTAATTTTATATTTAGCATAGATACTGCCGATGGAGTAGGTGGAGATTTTTCAGTTCTCAATATATTTAAAGCAGTTGCGATGCCAGTCAGGGAATTATTAAAAAAGAAAGAGATAATAAAATCCGAATTAGATACAATATCTTTAGTTCAAATTGGATATTTAAGATCTAATCAAATCGATATAAATGAATTCGCGACTGCATGCGAACATATAATATATGATATATTTAACACTGATCAAACTAGAATTGTTTTAGAGTTAAATCATAAGGGAGATATATTATTAAATAGATTTAGAGAAAACGATAAGTATTGGGGAGGACAAATAGTACAGACTAAGCATACACAAGCGGCAGTTAACTTTAAACCAGGATTAAGATTGGGTCCTTCTAATAAAATTAAATACTGTGAAAAATTTAGATATTTAGTAACTATTAATAGAATAATTCCAAATGACTATACAACAATAATGGAACTTATGGCATTTGGAAAGTCTAAAGGCGGAATATACAGGGGACAAAATGGAAATGATGATTTGGCAATGACATCAATTAATATATCTTCACTATTTGACTCTTCTCAATTTTGGGACGTTGGTATAGAAACATTTGAGAGACAAGATGATGAATACGTAAAAGACTTAGAAGAAAAAATATTTAATATTAATAATGCAGGTAAACGAAGGTCAACCTTTGACTTTGATGAACTTAGGAAATTAAATGACGCAGGACACAATTATCCTAAAAATAAAGGTGAAACGAATATATTTGATATTAATACACTAAACAAGATAAAAAAAATAAATGACAGTTTTTTTAAATCTTAATTAGACTTTTTAGTATAATTATAGTACAAAGACATATTTATGCGAAAATTAAACTTCACCGGAGAAATAACAATAGATCAAATTTTTCAAGACTATAAGATGGAAATATATGATAATATATTAGCATCTATACAAGATAATTACACAAAAGATGAAATTTCAGAAATAAATGTGGTAAATATAACTATTAATGGTAAAGAACACATTTGGAAATTAACTAGAGATAAAGTTGTGACGTTATTAAATAGATGTATCGATTTCTATAAAAACCCTGATCTTGAAGAATATGAAAAATGTCAAACTTGTGTAAATATCATAAATAATCTATCTACTAATAATAAAAAACAACACACGGAATAATATGGGATTTGAAACTACTAATAAAATAATTAACGAAAGAATTAACGAAATATCACAGAAATTAGTTGATAATAAAATTACAGAAAGGGAAAGAAACGAATTAGCTCAATTAATATATCCCAAGCTTAGATATTATATATGGCAATATTGTAAAAACAATGAGGACACGGACGAAGCGTTACAGTGGACTTTAAAAAAGATATTCAATAATATATCTAAATTTAATATAGAAAAAGGAAGATTTACCACTTGGATATATACAATAGCTAGAAATGAAACGCTTTTCTTCTTATATCAAAAGAAAAGGAATCCAATTACTTCTATTTCAACATTATATAGTAGAAGTAACTCTGAAGGTGGAAATAGTGGAGATACTTCATGGCTAGAAAAAGATGGAAATCATTATATTGACATATTTCACGAAACTGAGCACGAGTGGGATAGATTATATAATATAACTATTGATGAAATTAATGGAATAAAAGACAACTTATTAAAAAATATAGCAATAGATAAGATGTTAAAGAAAGAAAAAGTTAAAAATATTGCTATAAAATATAACATAAATGAGAATACCGTAAAAACTAAGCTAAGAAAAGTTAGAATTGATCTAAAGGAGAAGGTATTGAAAAAAAATCCATCATTTAAAGAAACACTAAATCACATATTCGACTTATGAACATATTAAATTATATAAAACCTAAAAGCGTATACAATTATCTAAAGTATTGTATAACTGAATTGAAATATTACAAAAAGTATAAAACAATTCTTGAAGAATTAAAAGAAAATGGAAAATTAGAGCAAGTTGGCCTAACTCTTAAACAGGATAAGCTGTACTTTGGAGTAGATCTTAATCCTGAACTACTTCTATATGGGGAATCTTCACAGGAAACTGTAGAACTGAAGTTTGTTCAAGACAAAATGAAAATATTTACAGAATTTCTTAAAAAAGAAGGAATATTAGATTCAATTGCTGCAGATTACGATCGAATTCAAAGCTTAGATCACTACGGCTATATAATAGAGATAAAATTTGCATTTAGAGAGTATTCTTTAAGAAGATTAATATATAGCATAATATATTTTACAATATTAGCAATTTCTCCGATAATTGCAGGGATATTTCTTATTACACAATGATAAAATTGTTAAAATAGGCTATATTTTGATATTTTGCTGCATTCCCTATTAAAAACACTTACTGCAAGTGAAGTATAAATAATATAAACAAAATAAGTTAAATTTTAACAAAAATAATCGGTTAAAAATGAAACAATTTATAAAAAACTGGGCATGGCAAGTATTTGCAATCCTATTTCTATTTTTATTTCTAGGAAGAGGATGTACTGGTAATAAAATAATAAAAACAAATAATATTATTGAGCAGAATCACATTGATTTGTCTAACGCTGTAGATTCTTTAACGAATAGAATAAAAGTATTAGAAAATAAGTCAGTATCTTCAAAAGAAGCAAACGATATAATGGAACGGGTAATGCTTGATTATTTAATATATGAGGATGACTTAGATAGAGGAAAAATCAGTCTATCTCAAATTAAAAATAAGATAGAACAAAATGATTAGCCGATTAGCTAGATTTATAGGTTGGATCGGAGACAATAGGAATACAATTATTAGAAATTCATTCCTACTTCCAATACTTCTTGTTGTTATTATGTCAATTAGCCATGTTGTTAGTTGGTATGATCTCGGAAACCCTTTAAGCTGGGCAATATATCTATCAGTAGCTGTTGAATTTTTTGCTATTGCATGTGTAGCAGCCGCATCAATTAAAATAGGAAAGGGATCAATATGGTTCTTATTCATAATGGTTACTATAATTCAAATAATTGGAAATATATATTTTGAATATAAAGAAATAAATATAACTAGCGAGGCATTCGCCTCTTGGGTCGAATTAATTAGCCCACTATTCTTTGATTGGGAAATGGTTGATCATCGAAGATTATTAGCAGCGATTCAAGGGGGTACTCTTCCAATAATGTCACTTACTGCACTTCATTTCTATATTCAATTTACTGAAAATTTACAAAAAGAAGAAGAAGAATCTAATAATATAGTTGATCCTGCTCCACAATCACCTGGCGAGATAAAGGAGCAAATGTCAAAAGATTTTCCAAATACCTTTTATGAGCCTGACTCAAAAAAAAAGTAGTTAAGTCAGACGATTCAACCAATTTAAAAATTGACACCTCAATCGGGGTAATAGACGACCATATCGATGTCGATGATTGGTTTGATGACGCTCAAGAAGAAAAGATAAGACAAGAGGAGGCAATTAGTAAGGATAAGCAATTTTTAAGAGATAGTGGAATAGTTGCATCTCCATCAAAGAAACAATCAGTAGTCAGCTCTAATTTAACAAAAGAACTAGATTATCAATTAGCTCTCAACTATTGGCTAAGAACCAAAGGACTATATGACGGCGTTCCTCAAAGAGAAATATTTGAACATTATAGTAAACATAAGTCTGATTTATCATCTAGAGTAGATAAAAAAGACGAAAAGAATTATCCTGGGGGGATAAATAAACAAAAGAATTAACAATAATATGCCAACTTATGTAACAACTAATTCAAGTATTCCTAAAATTAGAGATATATGTGAAGATTGTGGGGACCATAGTGCTGTCCTCCAACTGACGGATAGCAAAGAATTTGGAATATTTGAGAAAGGATCCGGGGCAACATTAGGATCTTTAGATTTATCTGATTTTGTTTCTCCGGTTGATGGTCACGCTTGTATTCACCTACATGCCGCTATTAATAATGGAGAGCTAGAAATATTTAACAATGAAATAACAAATATAGGATCTCCATCACCTGTTTTAGATGAAGGTAAGTTATATGTTAGAGGTATAATAATTAAAATAGATTACCCTAAATTAGATACAAATGGAGAAGAAATAGATATTAAAGATAAGAATGTCCAATTATGGATAGAAGATGCACAGTCTCTTCAGTATAAACAATATCCAATGCACAACTTATTTACATTAATCACTAATCCTAAATCTAATGATGCGGATCAATTGATAAATAAGATAAAGATAGTAAACCCAAATACTTTGTTTGAAGTTAAAGTAAATGGTTTAATAACTTATGGAAAAGCAGAAAAATAAATTAAATTAATTATGTTAACATCAGCAACCGAAATATTAGTCCTAACCGAACAAACAGATTATAATTGTCATAAAATAACCGATGATAAGCGAGGTGGTAAGTTAGGATATTGGCAAGTAGGTCCATCTGGAGGAAAGGTTGGAATAGGATCAGGTCCTATCGTAGAATTAGAATGTGTAAGAATTGGAGGTGGAGGAACTACTCATATGGCAATATGGACACATCAAATGGATTTAGCCGCTCCTGGGATTTTATATGCGCTTGCATACTATGATCCAAGCAGTCCCAGTTTTTGTGGAACTACACTAATAAAAGATGTATATATTAGAAGGTTTGCATTTTGTGATAGCGCTGGAAACGAAACAACAGTCGGATCAGGGTATACCGTATATGGAAAGAGATTGGCAGCTCCTCCATTGCAAATACTTGGACTAGGATAAAATATCATACTTATTATAAAACATGAAGAAGCTTCAGGAACAAAATAATAGTGCGTTAGGAAACTTTCAAAATCGCGATAATATGCGAGGATTACCCTTTTATGGCGCAAAAGGAGATTTTAATTTTACAGTAGGAAGAAGCCAGTTTACTCCAGGAGTTTCAATAAAACAACTACCGCTAAGTGATATGTCTAGACATGGAGATCCAGGAATTGGAGAATTTGACCAAAACATAAATAAGATAAAATTTCACTACCAGCCTGGGGATCTAATCAGAGGTATTTTAGTTAATTCTCAACTTAAATCAAACAATGGAAAAGTAGTAATTGGAAAGTTAAAAAACGTAAAAGTAGATAGAAGAAACCATACAATACGAGTATACATAGTAGAGCCTAAAACTGGAAAAGTACAGGAAATTTATGTAGATACTATGGAAAGAATCTTTGAATCAGTTAACCGAGCTCTTACATTTTCCCAATTTCTAAGATCCTAACTATTTATTATAATCTTAACAAATATCAAAGTAAGACAATAGCTTCTAAAACTATTGTCTTTTTTTGTATATAAAATAAAAAACATTTTTATTATGGCAAAACGTAAAAACGTGACCGACAGTGATGCATTTTCTCACTTAGACAGTATAGATGAGGAAAATCAGATTAATACTGCTGTTGAAGTTACGGTTGAGAAAAACAAACAAGCAACATCTCCTAGCGTGTCAACTAGTCTAGGTAAGATAAAAGGGCTTGAGGAAGGCCCAGGATTAACTGCAGCTGAGGAATCTCCTTGGAAGCTACTTAGTTTCTCACTTCTCCCAAGTAAAGGAATGTTCTATCCAGAAGGAGCAGAACTTCTTATAAAATCAGCTAAGACTAAAGAAATTAGACACTGGTCCACTATGGATGAACATGATCCAATTGATGTCAGGGAAAAAATAGGATTTATTTTAAATAAATGTACGAAGTTTAAGGTAAAAGGTAAACCAATTCACTTTAATCTAAATGATTTCTTAGAAGTAGATAAGTTTCATTTACTTTTTAGAATTCAAGAATTAACTTTTCCTAATAATGAGAATAAATTAATGGCAAATATTAAATGCTCTAATACTAAATGTGGGAGTGTTAATAGGGTTCAAGTAGGAAGCCAGAATTTACTAGGCTTTGATATTCCTACTGATTTACAGAAATGGTACTCTGATACGGATAAGAAATTTGTGATACCTTCTGAAAAATTAAACGAGACTCTTGAATTTAGTATGCCAAATATAGGAATAACTAATGCTATTCGAGAATATAGACAGGGAGAATCCAAAAAAGGAATTGATATAGACGAATCCTTTTATAATTTTTCTCCATATATATTAAACGATTTTAGAAATCTAAATAGAGAAGTAATTCATTCTTTGAAGATACGATCTAATAGCTGGTCTCAAAATAAATTTTTAGCAATACATAAATTTACAGAGGATTTAAAGAAAGCATCGGTAAATAAAGTAACGTGCGTATGTGAAAGCTGTAAATCCCAAATAACCAGTTCGATTTTTTTGGGAGGAAGCTTCACTGTCAAAGATATTTTCGTTATTTCAGCTAGATTTGATGAACTTATTTGAGCTTAATGCTCGAATGGCGGTGAAGCTTAACCAAAGCTTCGATACTTTATATAATATGGAATATTTAGAATATTCTCTTCTTTTAAATATAATCAATAAGGATATTGAGGAAGAAAATAAAAAGATAAGAGAACAGGCGAATCTTAATGCCCCTAATTCACAAACCAAAGTAGGATTACCTTCTCACCTAAAAACAAATAAATAATAAAAATAATCTAACTATTAGTGGGAGTAAAATTAGACGCATTTATTAAATTATTTGATAGTAAATCAAACGATCAAATATCTAAACAGAAAGATCGGGTATCTAAAAAGGAATCTCAATTAGAGGAATTTACTAAACTTAGAAATGCGGCAATATCCGCGGCGACTGAATATGGAGCAGATGGTGATGCAAAAATAGTTGCTGATACCTTTCCAGAAAATGGAGTATTTAATAATATATTATTTAATAATCACCTAAGTACCTTATTTCAAGGAGCATTTGAAGACGAAGTTAGAGCTCTCTTTAAAAGAAAGAATGCTCCAATACAACTCCAAGGAGCAAAAGATTCAGTTAATCGATATATTGCCCTAAAGGAAGCAGGAGGAGAATATTGGTTTAGTAAGTATATGACAGCAATAGGTTCTACTATGGCAGAATCTATGTCAAGTGGAGTATTTAAAGATTCAGATAAACTATTTAGGGAATTTTTTCCGGATGAATATGATGAAGATAATCAAGATGATATATCAATGGTCCTTGACTATAATGCATTTCCTGATCCACCAAGAGGAATATCTAGTAGTGTTGAACTATATGAAGCATGTAAGGAACATGGAAATCCACTAAAGAATAAAGTAGATGATGTAAAGCTGGACGAGGTAGCTCCAGTCGAAGTAATAGAAGAAGAGGAAGTAAAAGAGGATACTGTCACTGAAGAAAAGGTTTTTGACTTACTTAACGAAGATGCGATAGAGAAAGAAGAAGAAAAAGTAAAGGAGGAGGAAGAGTTCGGTCCTATTGAAACCCCAATAAATGAATCTGAAGATAAGCCAAAGAAGGATATTAGTGAGATAATTGAGCCTTCTATAAATATTGAAGAATCTACCCCTAGGAAACTTATTAAGTATGGAAGTAAAGGAGAAGATGTTGAATTTCTACAGAAATCTCTCGGTATAGAGTCAGATGGAAAATTCGGCCCAATTACTAAAAAGGCAGTAAAAGAGTTTCAAAAAGCAAACGGGTTATCCCCAGATGGAATTGTCGGGCCAAAAACATGGTCAGCTATTAATAAATTAGAAGATGTAGAAACTACTTCTAAAATAGAAGCAAGTGCCCCTGAAGTTCAGCCTATTGAATCTGCAATATTAGACTCCCAAATTGAAGGGGGAGTTGGTGAAGTATCTACTACATCGCAATCTGTTATAAACGAAGGCGATGTTATTACAAATATAGAGAATAATCAAGAATCAGTAGACAGTAATACAAATATAGAGAATAATCAAGAATCAGTAGACGCAGGTACAAATCAAATATTAAATCCTAGCGACTCAGGCCTGGATGTTGAATCTAATATTGCCCCAATCTCAATATCAGATTCTGGAGATGATGGTACTGTTAAATCTATCTCTTCTCCATCTCAAGATATAAGTCAAACTGATCCTGCTGTTTCTCCAATTGATGAGATTACAACAGAAAAAACTTCGCTTGGTGATGAGGTTACCGGCGCAATAAATAACTCCAACATATTTAGCAATATATCTAATAAGGGTGGTTTATTTAAAACTGGAGGAGATATTTCGCTGCTCAACCCTAGTTTAACAGAAAACATATCAAGTATTAATAATCCTATTAACGAGGGAATGTCTAACATCACATCTAATGCACTATCTAACTCGTCAAGCAGTACTAATAATCTTCTTAAAAGTTTTGTAACCGGGGGAACCTCAGGAGTTACTGACAGTATAACAGATATATCTACTAATACTAATACGAGCTCATTAGAAGTGAATAAAGAAGTGAATACTTTAGATAAATCATTTGCTCCTCTTGTAACGTCAAGCCAGGTTCCACAATCAACATCTAATGTCGAATCAAATAGTGAAAGCTCTAGCTCAAATACTTCTAAAAGCTCAACGTCGAGTACAGATAATTCAAATAGTAGTTTAGATAGTTCGACAACTAATAATAATACAAGCAACGAAGAAAATTCTGAAAATAAAAGTATGCAATCAAATAATTTTAATACGTCGGGACTAGAAAATAGATTAAGAAGAATAGAAAACTTATTACTTGGTCCTCTTGATGTCAAAATAGTAGAATAATGAAAATAGAAAAAGAAAATATAGATAAAATAGTAGAGATAAGAGACTTGTTTAGCGAAGTTAGGGGAGAATTGGACGAGCTTGAGTCAGAAATAATAACTATAAGTAAAAAAAGAGATAATCTTTTAAGTAAATTATATAACTTAAGAGAACGTGAAGCTCGTATTATAAATAATATAGAAGAGCAATGTGGAGAAGAGGTAACAATGGGCTCTCTTATAGAAGCATTAAAAAATATTTAAACTATGAAAAAGATTTGGAAAATAATATTATTGGTAGTCGGAGTAATCGGCGCTATATTCTTACTTGTTATATCACCAGCGGCTGGTAAAATTAAATTTAAAAAATTAGTAAGAAAAAAAGAAGAAGAAGTAGATGAGGTTAAGGAAAAGATTAAAAAGGTAGATGTTGATAAAAAAGTAACAAAGGAAAAGATTAAAAAGCAATCTACTAAGATTAAAAAATCTAAAGATAAAGTAAAAAACACTAAAAAATCAAAAGATACATTAGATGATTTTGAAAAAAAATATAGAAATAAAAAGAAATAATATGAAGAAATTATTAGCAGCATTATTAGTAGTTATAGGACTACAAGCCCAAGCACAAGTAAGTTACTGTGATTCATTATCGTATACGGTTGTACCAGGAACACAAACATTAATGGCAACAGGAAATGCGTCATCACTATTAAATTTAGCAGATTCTGTTATATGGAGTTGGTCAGCTTGTAATTCATCAACATGTTATACAGGGTCAGGCGATACCGCAATGTTTACAAGTATATTAACAACTGATACGGTTAAATTATGTTACGACGCTTACATATATTTTATGGGAGCAACTTACGTATGTACAGATTGTGACTCGTTAGTATATGATGGATTTTCTTATTCATGGGTATTACTTAACATGGGTAATCCAACTGGAATAAGTGAATTACAATTCACTTGGGAAGATAATGGTATCATGTATGATATGTTAGGTAGAGAATTAGTAGAAGTAAATGTAGGACAAATGTACATTAGAAATAACAAAAAATATATTAGAGTAAGATGAAAAATTTAATATTTATAATAGCATTATTGTTTTCAGTTAATGCGTATTCTCAAACTTCTCAAGATAGCATCAGTATTTCTAAAGTAGAGCTAGAAGAAGTATTTCTAGCAATAGATACTTTAAAAGAACAGGATGAAGTTAAGACAATTTTAATAAATGATTTGAATATCCAATTAAGTAATTATAGAATGTTGATGCTACAAGATAGCACAATTATTAATTATAAAGATGTTCAAATATTATTACTAAATGATCAAATTAAATTATATGATGATCGATTAAAAAAAGTAGATAAATGGTATAACAAACCATGGGTCGGATTTATTGCCGGATGCGCGACAATTACTCTTTCATCTTGGATTGTTTATAACGTTGCTCAATAAAAATATCAAATACTAATGCAAAGCAGATTTATAAGTTTAACCCCATATTGTTTAGTTGAATATATGTTCGAACCAATGGGTTCGTTAAACTATATGACTGATGATGTAACCCTATTAAAAAATACAGAAACAGGATTACTTCAGATATTTAATACTGATGCCTCGGTATTAACTACTAAAAATATACTAGATATGTCTGCTGTTCCAATTGGGAATAATAGGTTTGCATACACAGATGCAGAAATTATACCAAACTATATAGATTATGATGCAAATATAGAAGAAGCAACAGTATCAGGATTTAATGTAGTATATGATAAAGTTAGATTTCATTTTATTACGGGTTTTGATTTTGAAGGATTCAAAGGATTACTTTTAAGTATTAAAAATGAAATGAATAATACAGCAACTCACGTATTTGCAAATATATTATTTGCTCCTGAAACCTCAGTTGAGCTTATTACATTTAATCCTAAGCCGTTATTCATCGCAAATTCTACATATGACAGATATATTGATATAAAGGTTCCATCAATTAAGAATATAAATGAAGAGTATACAACTTCTCCAAATCCAGCTACTACTTTTGCTGCCGCAATTACGCCGCAAACTGGAACATCTGGAATTAGCCACGGATTTATAACTAATGCTCCAATTGAAATTACGTTAGCTGAGTGCAGTAAGAAAGAGAAAATGCATACAAATGTTGGGGTAGAGTATGATGTGTTTGAAATATCTGAGAGTTATACGTCAACTTTATCTCAAGATAATGAATTTAATGGAGTAGGAGCGTATATAGCAGAATCTACAGCGGGGGACTATTTAGAATACTATATGACATTTAACTCAGCATTCCCAGAAGATTTAGTTGCTACTTTAAATGGAAGAAATCCATCGAATGATTGGATTATTGTACACCAGCTTAGTATATTTGAACAGGTAGGATCCGGATTTATTAATACATCTAGACAAGTTATATTCCAAGAAGGCGATTATGATGAACCTTTATTATTTAGACCGATACTTAAAAATGCAGATCATGCAGTAAGCATGTCAGCTGATCTAATATGCAGATTAACAAATAGATTGAATGGGGAACAGATAATAAGAGAAGCATCCTTCACTATGTTATCTCCTAAAAAATATGGAACAAACTTAATTAATATACCATTAGCATCTGAACCACAATCGCAAAAAGTATATAATAAATTAATACAGAAGAACTTTGAATCTACTAAGTTATTCATAGAGCCAACCTTTGCTCCTGGATTTGATGAAGAAGTTACTCCAGAATCACTAGAACCTACTAAATCTACCGAATATGTTCCTGTTTACTTTAGTAATAATAATATAAGTATATCAAATGTTTCTAAAATGGCTAAGAAAAGAGATCTCGCTGACGAAGTAATATTTAAGCCAGGCAAACTGCGATTTATATTATCTCCATTTGATAATACAGTTAAGCTAAAGGTATATGATATAATAGATCAAAAAGCAGCTCCATTGGATTTAAACTCAAACGCATCTAAATATAATTTAGTATTTGATACCGATAATGGAAAAGTATCTATTTCTAATTCAAATAGCGATAAGTTAGAATCATTAGCAAGTGGAATATTAACGTTTTTAGTATCTAAGGGAGATAGTAAAAATATTCTTTCTTCTGATAATCAAACTGTATATATAACCTCGGTATCTCAGGATAATTCTGAAAGCCTATTATATACTGGAGAGTGGAGGAAAGCGACACAGCAGTCCGATGTAGACGCAGCAGTATCTGCTGCAAAGAATGAAGCAGAAGAAAGACAACAACTAGAACAAAAGTTAGCTGATTACGAAGCTAAATTAGAAAAACTAGAAAAGTACAACGAAATACAAAAGAAAAAGAAGAGCAGGTCTTGGTTTATTAAGAAACGAGGAGTTGCTTCAGTTGTAAATAGAAGATTTTCTAAGATGCCAAAGACAATTAAAACAAACGTATCTAACTCGTAATAGCATGCTATCTTTGTTTTATTTGCTATAAAATAAGATAAATAAAATAAAATAATTACATAGAAATGAGAAATTTCGTAGACAACGTAATAGTTGAATTAAACACAGACGGTGAATTGAAAAAAAATTCACTTGTAAAAATGGTTACAGAATCAGCGTCAAGCTCAATTAAGAACGGAGAAAATCCTGATGCTATCTATAATAAACTTAGATCTTCACTTGATGAGATAAGTAAGAATTCTAATAATTCTAAATTAAAGGATATCATCAAAAAATTCGACAAGAATGATGAAACTATTGATTTTAAAATATTAGAAATGTCAAAGGTTGGAAGATTAGCTGAAAAGCTTGGGTCAATCAAAGAATCAACTGCTTACTCTAATCCATTAATTAGTCAAAAGGTAGATTCATATTTAGTGCAAATAAACTCTGGAATTAAAGAATTTACTTTATATCCTCAATTTGTTAAGGATTTTAGATCTCACCTTGTTGAAAAATCTGTTGAATTAGCTATATCTGATATAGAAAATAAAATAGATGAAAATAGAAAAAACTTAGAAGTTCTTTACTCTATTAATCAGATGAAAGGAGGAGTTAATTTTCCATTATATGATACAGTATGTGATTATTTAAAAGAGTGTTTAGTTAATGGAAAATATACGTCCGATGCTATTAAAATGAAATTTAAAGATTTAGATCTTCCTATTGTTAATTCACTTGTTGAAAATCTTAAAGCACTAGAATCGCAAAATTCTGATGTATTTACAATTGGAAACGGGGATGGAAATACCAGAGTAGATAACGTTATTGCACCAGCAACCAAAGGAAGCAACGGTGTTGTTATATATCATGACGATAGATTCATAAGTATTTCAGAATCTAAAGAATTAACTGGAAACGAAAGTAAAGTTCATATAAATGCTGGAGGATTTATTATATCTACATTAAGCCCGGAATATGTAAAAGAAAGTCATTCTAATTTTTATACACTATGCGAGTCTTATGCTAAATTAGGATTTAAGAAATCTGAAAATCATTCTGGAGTAGAATCTTCTTTAGTTAGAAATTTTAAAATGGGATTTGCTATAAATGCAGATAACAATTTAGATTTATTAATTAATGATGAGGTAGTTGAGAATGCAAAAACGGTTAATATAAGTGAGGCCCTAGTTATGGAATCTAACGAAGTTAATGCACTAACTAATATAATTTTCGAAAACCTAGATTCTTTCTCTAATTTTGAATTTATTAAAAAAGCATCAAACCATAGAACTTTAAAAGAATCAACAGTTTTTAAATTAAAAGGAAGTTATTTCTTATGTGAACATACAAATGCAGCAGACAGAGATTGGAAAAAAGTAAATTCTTTAGAATTATATGAATACTTCTTAGGAAATTATAAATATGATATTAAAAATACTTTTGGAACTGAATTAACTAAAGATTATAGAAAAAAGCTTAAACAAGAAAAGAAGAAATATAAATTACAAGAGAATATTTCTAAATTAGAAGAAACTGTAACTAAATTAGATGAGGCACTTTCTCATAAAGGACTAGATACTTCTAAGATTTCTAAGCTAGAAAAGATTAAGGAAAATGTACTAGATCAAGTTTCAATGTTTAAAGAGCGATACATTACAGTATCTAATGGATATGTGATGGAATCTGAAGGGGAAAAGGAATTAACTTCTGATGAAATACTTAAAAACAGATTTGGAGACGGATGGAAAGACGCGAAAGCCGAGGGATATACTGTTGTAGACGGAAAGATAATTAGTCCAAAAGGTGAGGATGCTAGTAAGCCTTTAGCAGACGCATAAAACTTGTAGTTTTTATTGATCCATTGTATTTATAGAAGGACATAAAATATTTTACGAATCATTAATTTTAATTGTGTTTAACACAACTAAAAAAAAAATGAAAAAAACGAAAACTTATCACGAAATCTCTCAGAAGCTGAGGGATTTTTTTTTGACTAAAAATTTTGTAGAAGTACCCTCACAATCAAGAAAATCTATTCTTGCTGCATGTGAAAATCCTCATTCAGTTTCAACCTTTACATATGATGGGATAGTATGGCCATTACCACAGACTGGACAAATGTGGTTAGAATATGAGCTATTAAAAAATCCAGAATGGGAAGGATGCTTTTGTGTATCCACTTCTTATAGAAATGAGCAGGATCCTATCCCCGGAAGACATGAGAAAATATTTCCAATGTTTGAATTTGAATCTAAAGGAAATTTTACCGACCTTAAAAAACTTAATATTGAATTATTGGAGTATCTAGGATTTGACTCGCCTACTCAAATAGACTATGACGAAACATGCAAAGAATATGGTGGAGTAGAAATATTAGAAGATGAACATGAATCACGAATGTGGAAGGAACTAGGTCATTCTGTCTCATTAGAAACATTCCCCATTAGAACATCTCCTTTTTGGAATATGAAATATATTGGAGATGGTAAATTTAATAAATGCGACATCATTTTATATGGTCAAGAAACATTTGGCACGGCAGAACGCAGCTCTAACGTTAAAGAAATGAAACATTTTTTCTATAATATAATGGAAGGAACATATGCAGATAAACTATTTGAATTATTTGGTAAAGAAAGAGTTGAATCAGAGCTAAATGAGTTTTTTGATAATGATTTCTTCCCTAGATTTGGTGGAGGAATTGGTTTAACTAGGTTAGGAAGAGCTTGGGAATTACTAAAAGAAAAAGATAATAAGCTTGCCGCTGTTTAAACTATCTTAACAAAATTAGTATAATATAGATATGGCAAAGAAAAGATCAATACTTAGAGAAGCTGACGAGATAATCAATAATCGGTCAGAAGAAAAAGAAAGAATGTATGGACCCTTTAGTGAAGGGATGGAAAGAGCTGCAAAAATAGCAAGTGGTATGACTGGCAAGAATTTTGAAGCTGAGGATATTTACGCTGTATTAGTTGGATTAAAACTTTCAAGACATTCATATAATTATAGAGAAGACAACCTATTAGATTGCGTCGCATATTTAGGCGGCCTAGATAACTATATTAAAGAAAAAAATAAGAAATGAAGAAAGTAGCTATAACTTCAGTACTTGCTAATCTTACATATAATAATAAAAATCATAGAGGACTAGAAGCGATGTTCTTTAAGAAATTAATGGAAGAAAAGGGAGCAACTGTCGACGTCGTTGGTAAAAAGAATAGAAATACTAAAGATTTAGATTTTTATATAGATTACGAAAGTACAGATTTTTCAGAATATGGGGCAGTAATATTGCAACTAAGTACTCCTAATTTTTTTGGAGGAGTTCTTGGAGACCATTGTGAAAAGATATGTAACGATTTAGCAAAATATGAAGGTAAGATATATATGCTAGTAAATGACCCTAGGATACCCCCTTTAAATTATGCAGAGATCATATCAAATAGATTTAATATATGCACAGACTCAATAGAAAGTTGGTCTAAGATATTGGAGGAGGCAATTTATCTATTCCCAGGAACAAAAATAGATAAATTCTTAGGATATACTCCTAAGAATTGGAAAAGGGTAGATTGGTTTACATATATTTTTAAACATAGGTTTTCAGACAAAGAACAATTAGATTTACCTCAAGAAAAAGAATGGGATTTAGTATATTATGGAGATAAGAGAGGTTCCTTTAGAGAGAATCAATTAAGAAAATATTTTCCAGAAGATACTAATAATCTATTAATCGGATATAAATCTAATAAAGTTCCAGCTGAATTTATTAAGAAATTAAAACATGATGATTTAATGAATAAGCTGGACACCGTTAAAGTCTCACTAATAACTGGAGATGAGGAACACCTTGATAATGTTACAACATATAGGTTTTATGAAACTCTTGCTTCAAATTGCTTAGCCGCAATACAAATAGAATATGATCCTAATCGTACTTTAATAGAGGACCCAATCTTAAAAGATTTATTATATGTAAAAAATAAAGAAGATATTAAAAAATTAATATCTGCATATGATTCTAACTCAAAGGATCTTTTAAATAGGCAAAAAGAAGAACTACAGAGGATATTTAATTCTATTAAGTAAATAATATCGAGCACGGGAGTCATATGCTCAAATCTTGCCATTCACAACATTAAACTATCTAACTATTTTATCAATCTATTAGGAATAAATAATAAAAAATAGATAGTTAAGCATGAAGCACATTGCAGCATATCAAACTCCAGAAATCTTTTGTGGCCACTTAAATAATATATTTGAAGGAACAGAAGAAATATTTGAAAATTTATTTTCATTAGAAAATATATCTAAGGAAGCAGAGCTTTTAAATAGAGCAGAAGAATCAATACCTGAGGATCTAAAATTTAATTTAGAACTAGATTTAATATTAAAAAGAAATAAATCAACATCTCAAGATTATTATAAAGGATTGACTGAGAGTAAGAATCTATTATTTGATATGGCTGAATCTCACATTAATGAATCCGATATGGGTGAATTAAAAAGTGCAATGTCTGAACTTTTCGAAGGATTTAAATCATTAAACGGTAAAAATAAAGAAGCAATATTAGAACAAATAACATCATCTATAGATAATGCAGCCTCATTAAAAAGAGGTCCAAATGATGTGGATGATTTACTTGGTAATATTAAAAGTACTACAGATACTTCTGGAATACTTACTCACGAAGGAGGATGGTGGGGATTACTAAAGAAGTTATTTAATGCAATCACCGAGAATGGAAGTGCTATTGGAATACTTCACCTAGTATTAGATGTAGTTGGTTTAATTGGTGATTTCTTTGGACCAGTTGGTATGATCGCCGATGTTTTAAACGGTATTATATACATGGTAAGAGGAAAATGGGTATTAGCAACAATATCATTTGTAGCAGCAATGCTACCATTCGCAGGAAACATTTTTGCAGGAATATTTAAAGCAGGAAGTAAGACTGGAGCAGAAGCCATAAAGATTGCTACCGTAATGGGAAAATCTACAAAGGTATCTGATGACGCAGTGAAACTTTTAGCAAAGGCATCCCCTGATAGTATAAAGGCCTTAGATTATATGGCAAAATCTAGTAAAAAAGTACTTCCTGGATTAAGGGGATTTATCAGTAGATTCTTTAGAGATTTTATAGGAAAACTTGTAAGCTGGGTTCCTTTTATAGGAAAACCTCTTCAAAAATTCTTTAACTCTATTGCTAAATTATTTGACGGATATGTAACTAAAACTCTTAAGTTTTCTGACGACTTTACAAAAGCAAGTGCAAAAATAGCTACTCATAGTTTAGATGATTTCTTTAAAGCTGCATCAAAACCAGGAACTGAAATTGTTGCAGGTACTATTTCTAAAAATATAGGAAAAGAGGTAACGCAGGGAACTGCTGGATTACTAGTTAAAGATGTATCAGGTAAAGTAGTGGCTGAACTTCCAGCCGCGTTCATAAAAAATTCAGATCATATAGCAAAAAGATGGGGAGGAATAATTGGAAAAGAGACAACTGAGCTAATGGCAAAGAATTCAGATCATATAGTAGACCTGTATCGATCTATAGCGGGAATAAACAAAGCAGCTGGTGAAGCAATGGGTCTCGTAAATAGAGTAGGAAGCAAAGTGATTGGCGGATTTATTGTAACCAAACAAATCCCTATGTTTATCGGAAAACAAATATATAAGTTATTTGCGAATATGCAAGGAATGGATCTAAGCGACAGTGAATTAGAAGCTATTGGAAACGTTGCAGTATCTACCACTATGCAAGATATAATGAATAAGAATCTTGAAGAAAATCCTAATCAATCATATGATGTTCCATATGTAGATGCAATAACAAACTCACCAGGACAAGAAGTTCTTAAAGAGAATCAACGGCTTCAGGCCGAACGATTTGGTTTACCTGGAATTGGGGACGTTGTATACTATACTTCTGGAACAAAAGATAAGATTCCAGACGACGTTCAAAAATTCTATAAGGATATTATAGCGGAAGATCCTACAATAAAAGAAAGAGTAGATAGAATGGATATAGGAACAAGCTCGGGACTATTTGAGTCTATTGCTGAAAATAATACACTAAAGCATATTAAGCCATTCTAATGAACAACCCGTTAGATGTAATCCTTAAGGAAATACACGCCATAAAATCTAGAGGAAAGTATTCAAATCAAACAGTAGGATTAGAAGTAAAACATCTCGTATACGGAGAAAGCAATTTTGATGCGATAGATGCAATAGTTGAAAAATTTAAAGATTACTTTAATAGTACTACAATATTCTATGATCTAGGAAGTGGAACTGGAAAAATACCCATACATATTGGATTAAAATATAAAGTATTTAAGTCAGTGGGCATAGAATATAGTAAGGAAAGATGTTTATTCATAGATGATATTAAAATAGATTATCCAGATTTAGACTATTCTAATATATCAATATTGAATGAATCTTTCTTTGACTCTGATATATCAGATGCTACTGTCATCTACATTGATAATACAATGTACAATGATCCAATATATGAAAGTAAAATGTATTCTAAAATACCAGACGGATGTTTTGTAATTTCAAGAAAGGATATATTTGATAGATGTGAATCTGATATAAAAGATGAGTATTTAACATCATATGGTAAAAAATCCATATATTACCATACTAAAGATGGAGAAATATCACGGCCATCAATCGATAAAAAATTAAAGATTTTAGATAAGATCAAATCTAGAATACAAAAAAAAGAGAGCTAATTGCTCTCTTTTAAAATATAAACGTATTTAATAATACTTATTTTTTAATTCTTGCTCTAATATTCTTGATTCCAGCTGCATACTCTGCTCCTTCTCCTGTACATGCAGTCCAATGTGCTTTTGCAAACATTGACATATCTCCCCCAAGTTCATCATCTAGTACTGCGTATACGTTCATTTCACCATCAAGTTTCTTATATGCTACTTGAACTTCTTTAGCTCCTTTTCCATCTAAACTTAAAATAGTTAAAGCCATTAGTAATTCTTCCTGGTTTGTTGTATTTCCAAAAAGACCACTACCTTTCTTTAGATCAAATATTATTTCAGCTAAACCTGTAGCTGCTGCTCCTTTTTGAGCTTCAATAAATGATCTAGGATCTGCAGTTTGAGTATCGTACCATCCCATAGCTTCTGCTCCTTTAGCTCCTAAGCTTGCTTCTGGTGCAGCTTCTCCTCCTCCTGCTTCTGAGTGCATTGCTGCAATTGTTGCTGGAGCAGCTAGTTTACCTGCAGTAGCAATAGCGATTTGTGTTTTTGGAGCAGATCCAGCAAATACACCAGACCACAACATGGCATTTTTCGTTCCACCTTTTGATATTACAGTAACATATTGAGCCGAGGCTAATTGATTTTTACCCAATGTTGCCTTTTGTGCGCCTTTTAAATATTTAGTAACATCTGTTGATAGATCTAAAGTCTTCATGCTGGTTACTCCCTTAGTGCTTATTACCTTTATTGGATGACCAGTTTTAACGCCTACTGATGTTAGAGTTCTTAATCTAACGGCTGGCCCCATTTTCTGAAATAGCTTAGCCATTCCAGTTACTCTAGATATAGCACCTACTCCTGATCCAATAGCAGCACTTCCTCTGGCTAATACAGTTGCTCCCTTTATACCTTTCATTCCTTTGGCGGCTTGAACACCTCCTGTTGCTCCTCTTAATCCTGCCATAAATGCAGAAGATCCTCCAAGAGTAACTACAGTTAATGCAATATCTCCTAATATAGTTAAAGGATTCATTCCTCTTAAAACTGAAGGAGTAATTTCTCTCCTAAATGCTTGTAATGCAGAAACTTCTGCTCTTCCAGAAAATTCAGTCTCTAGCATATCTTTTAAACTTTCTCCATATTTTCCAGCGTATATTTCTTCTAACTTATCAAAGTATAACATTGCATCTATGCTTTTCTCATGAGCAAGTTGATGAAGGGCAGCACTTGCTGCAACTATTGTATCTTCATCTGTCCCAGAATCCCCAGCATCTCCAGCTCCAAATATAGAGCCTATTAGATTTCCAACATAACCAATAACAGATCCTTCATCAGCAGCATTATGTACAATAGTAGAAAGTAAATCAAAATCAATACCACCATAAATATATTCGTCATTTAATATCCACATGCTAAAAATAGGAGCTTGCGGATTAGACTTATCAACTTTTAGATATATCTTATCCTCATCTAATATTCCAAATTCATTTTTATCGACTATTACTATTTCCTTAGTTTCCCCATCAGGAGTATTCTCTAATTCAGGCATAATGTGCTCTAAGAAAGAGTCGTTTTCTAAGTATCCCTTTAGTCTAGGATCAAGTTCATCAGAAACAACAGTAGATTGTTCTACTAAATATGTTCCATAATTTCTATAAAAGTTAGGGTTATACATTTGTTTTATATTTATTTTAATAAGTTTTTCTTTTAGTTTTTACTATGTTATCTTCATATTCTTTAGCAGCAGCGATGTCTACTTCTTTTCCTGTAGTAGCTACAACCTCATCACCAGTTGTTACGTTACCTTTAACAGTAGATGGAAAAATCCTAGTATTATCTTTATAATATAACATATTTTTAATATTCTCTAAATTTACTTCAGAATCACCATACTCATCATTATATTTTTTAAGTATTGAATCTCTATATTCTTCATCGGTAAACATTTTAGTAAAGAAGTCTACATCCATTTTATGAGTAATTTCTTGATCAATATATAAAGGAGCTCCTTCATCCACCCATTTAGCATATGTAGTTCCTGCATCTGCATTATCTAAATCAGTGTACCACATAATTTTTGGATCTTCCCAAGAAACTGCTCCATTTGGAGAATCTTCTCCTTTAACGTTAGCATCAATTGCTCCACCTTCTACAAACTTCATTAGGTATGTCTTCATGTTAGTTCTCATTGTATACATAAACTTATATCCATTTACCCAAAGTTCTTCGTCAATTTCTTCAGATCCTTCTGCATCTTCTTCAGATCCTTCATCTTCTACAATTTCCGGTTCATCATCAGTGTCATCAACTACTACTGTTTCTTCATTATCAACAACAACATCATTTAATCCTGAATCAACTGCGTCTGTATTAGTTGCATTATATGCTACTAAAAGAGCAGCAGCATCTTCACTAGATATAAATTGAGTATCTGCTGGAATTTCTGGGTGTTCTGAATCTGATACTATTGTAAATTGAACTTTTTCTTGTCGATTAGTGTCTTTCTTTACTGTGTATATAATAAACTTAGTACTAAAAAAAGTAGAATCTATTTTTCCGATAGTATTTACTAAGGCAAGTTGACTATTAATAAAATTAGTTATAGCTTTAGCTCCTTCCAATGTCATTTTTCCATCCACAATAATATCATTCATATGAATGATTTTAATTAAAAATTTATTATCCGCTTGGACTTTAAATGCAATCTTTTGTCTTTTTCCACTCGGGGACCTTAATATCTGCTTTCCTCTAATCTTAGCTTCATTAACATCGTCCCATGAATTAAATGATTTGATCATTACTCGTCAATTTTATTTTATTTATCTTACTATAAATAATAAAAATGAAACAATTATATGGTGCTTAAGACGTTTGGTGAATATTCTAAGCTTATTTCAAAAGATCCGAATTCCTATTTAAATAGGGTAATTATGGCATCCAATGAAAAACTAGAATACGCATACTTTGATAATATTTCTAATGTTTTCGAATTTAATGAATTAGATAACAGTAGACCAGTAATAATGTGTAACTCATTCTCACTAGATTATTCAATAATTAATGAGAATGACGTGTTTACATATGGTCTTTCTTCTATTCCAAATAGTGAATCGGTATATGAAGATCTTTTTGAAAATGACTATATTCCTAAGAGAGTAAGTGATATAAAAAATATAAAAAAGCTTAAATTTCCAGTAGTCGCAAAAAATGAAACATCTGAGAATAGGTATAAAACAATAGGAAAGCTTAAAAAATCAAATTCAATATATAAAACATTCTCAGAAGATATTATTCCAAATACAAGATTCAAAGCAATAGTATTTAAAGATTCTCCTATTTGTTTAGAGGAAATAATAAACAAATATAGAATAGATTGCAAGTTAAAAAGATTTGACTACTTAAATGAATTAAAATCTATATCAAAGGACATATATTCTAAATATGACCTAGATTTTTATTCTATACGATTAATAGAATCAAGCGACGGAAAAATATACCTAGATAAAATAGAGGAAGTATCTAATATTAATCCATATCAAGCAGTAGAAATGTATGAATCTGCATACTCTGATTTTTATCAATCTAATTTTCCAAATTGGGTAAAACATAAAATAATAAAAGAAAACGTAGCTCCTTACTTTAAAGATAAACAATATGATGCATTGTTATTTAAATCAAAGCACACCATTGATTATTCAAAATATTTAAGTAAATGATAATTATTAAAACTAAAGGTAAGAGGATAGATTACGTACTTAAGGCATATAGACAAAAAGTGGATAAAATAGGAACGATTAGAGAACTTAGAGAAAGAAGAACGTTCAAGAAAAAATCCCAACGTAGAAGAGAACAATTAAGTAAGGCAAAATATAAAAATAGATATGATAAGAGTTAAGCGATATAATAGTAGAAATAAGTTAAAAAGGATAACTGAATCTAAGAGTGGAGGGATTAAAAAAGCAGCAGGCGTATGTATACTATATAAAAATAATATATTATTAGTACATGCATCCGACTCAAATAAAGAAAGAAATGCATATGGTATTCCTAAGGGTGGAATTGAAAATGGAGAGGATTACCTAGAAGCTGCTGTACGAGAAGTAAAAGAAGAAACCGGAATATCTATAAATCCTAGAGTTTTAGATAAAGAGGTAAACGTTGCCAACTCCTATAATAGAAAGGGAGAAGTGTCTTGGCAGTTATATTATTATATCTATAGAGTAGATGATTTATCTGAGTTAGGCATGTCAGAACTAACCGTTAATAAAGAAGATATTCAAATAGAAGAAATTGATTGGGCAGGATTTGTACCAGTCGATAAAGCGTATGAAATAATCAATCGATCCCAGTTAATTATACTAGATCGAGTAAGATAAATAATTAAGATATGAAAAGATTTACAAGTTTTGAAAATTGGCTGCATGAAAATGCCCTATCTATTGAAGATCCTACTGAAGCAGGAGAAAAATTTGCTGAAATACTAGTTAAAAACTATCCAGTAAAAGAGGTACCTCGTGGTAAAAACCATGGTACTGATGTTGATAGATACGTTAAGACGTCCGGTCTTAATAATAATAAAAGCGGAAAAGCATTACCAAATACTGGATACCCTTGGTGTATGGCATTTGTATATACAATGCACAATGATTTATGTAGTGCACTAAACATTGCTAATACCCTTCCGCAAACAGCTGGGGTGCTTAGGCACTGGGATAGATCAGATGCTGATGTTAAAATAAACATAGACGCAGCTAGAAATAACCCATCGTTGGTTAAGCCAGGTCAAGTTTTTATAATGTCTAGACCTGGGAGTGGTAAGGGACATACTGGTATAGTAACTGCAGTTGACGTTAGTAGTAAAACATTTAAGACAATAGAGGGAAATACAAATGATGAAAAATCTGGAGAAGGGCATAGGGTTGGAATACATAATAGAAAATTATCTCAAAGTTCCCTAATCGGATTTACTGATTACTTTAAAGGAAGTAGGACTAAAGAATTTGAAGATGCTATTGCAACTAAAGTAGCAAATGCCTCGACTGATTTTACTGAAGAAGAATCAACCAACCCAGAAGGTAATAAAGTAAAGGGAATATTAATTGCTATTGGAGGAAAAAATTATTCTGGAGAAAAGCTAAAGAAACATATTCCTAGTGAAATACAAAAAACATGGGAGGTTGTTACCTTTGATTCAGATACAAGTGGAGCTCTTAAGAAAGCAGCGTCAACATCATCAATAGTAAGTTATATTAAAAAAGCAAGAGATAGGGGAGTCGGGGAAATATACTTAACTGGATTCTCACTAGGAGCACTTCTAGTATTTAAGGTTGCAAATAGATGTAACGTAGATAAAATCGGATTAATAGATCCATCTATACCTAAGAATTTTAGTCTATCTAATTTTCCTTCTCAAGAGGGAACCGTAGTATTTACATATGGAAGCCCGGGAATGGCTAAATTCTACAATGATGGTAGATGGGAAAGCCTAAGCCGACAATTAGAGGAATCAAAACAAATAGTAGAAAGAATTGAGCAGGGACATTTTGAATTTCCATCCCAATTTTATAAAAAGTATGTAACAGAAGGAAAGATTACAAACACTAATAAAGTTAAACCTGTAAAAACAGAATCATTTGGGTCAAACACCGATGAAGTCAAAGAAATACAATTAGCACTGGTTCAAAAAGGATATCCTCTTCCAAAATATGGAGTGGATGGAAAAATTGGAAAAGAAACTAGAGGACAAATCAAAAAATTCCAAAAAGATAACAACCTAACTGTGACCGGAGAGGTTAATTCGGAAACAGCAGAAGTTTTGACCGGTAGAACTAAATCTACATCAAAGAAGAAAAGTTCCGCCAGATATGGAGCAAAGAAATTTGAAATATGGGATAGGGAAGAAAAAAGAGTCTTATACTTTAGAAAAGGTAATAGAAAAGATAAAATTGAATATAGCGTATCTAATAGAAGAGGGCAAGACTTAGGAGTCTGCAAACTAGAAAATAATAAGGTATTTTTATATAAAGAAGCGGGATCTGAGCAAGATGTTACAGAAAAAGCATGGGCTAAGATTATTGTAAACTACTTTAATCACTGGTATGGAACATCGGCATATACCGATAGTAATAACTATATTGTTAGAACGGGAGAATCAAGCATAACTCATAATTATACGGGAGCTGCCGCTAAAAATATAGCGGTATTAGAAACAGTAGCAAAACAACATGGAATAACTAACCCTAATACAATAATTGGTTTCTTATCAGTTATTGGAAAAGAAACCTCATTCGTTCCTAAAAATGAATATTCATATAGCAGAAGTGGAGGTTCATACCTAAAGTCTGTTTTTAAAGGCACACTTAAACATTTAACCGTAGCAGAAGTAGATGTATTAAAGAAAGATGATGTTGCTTTTTATGACACAATATACGGTCACATATCAGTTAAAAATGGATACCACACCTGGAATAATAAATCTGACGACCCAGTATTACCTGGAGACGGATATAAATATAGAGGAAGAGGATTTAACCAAGTTACATTTAAGCAATCGTATAAGAAATATGCAAAAGAAACTGGAGTGGATATTGTATCTAATCCAGATAAACTTAATGACATAAATCTAGCAGCAAAAGTAGCAGTTCTTTTCCTATTGAATAGGTTAAAGAGTAGAAGTATAGATCCCAACTCATTTAGGACATCAGATGAGGCTGTACAAATGTGTGCAAGAGCTAATGCAGGATGGGGAAGGGATGCAGCTAAACAAATCACATCAGCTAGAAAGATTGAAAAGCGATTAGATATAAAAACAACATCAGCTTAATGGCTACGATTAAAAAAACTTTTTACATATGTTAAAGAACATATTACTAACTATTACTGCCATGGTCTTGTGCATATCTAATAGTTTTGCACAGAACCCTGATACTTGGGCACACCTCGAATTTGATTTCGATGGGTATGCATCAGAATGCACTTGGACTTTACAAGATGCAAATACTGTAGTTATTGCAAGTGGAGGACCTTATTATAATGGTTTATCAGATACAACAATATTTATTGATTCTCTAGTTTCAGGAAATTATACTCTTACTGTAAACGATTCATATGGAGATGGATTAAGCTGGGCTGGAGTTATTGGACATGTACTACTTTCAAATATATGTGAAGATACTTTAGCTTACGCTGAAGGTAATTATGGATATAGTTATATTGAATCTTTAACTATTGCACCATGTGCTCCTCCTTACGGAGGATGTATGAATCCAATAGCTACAAACTATGATCCAAACTCATCATGGGGAGTTGATAGTTTATGTATATATCCACCATGTGCAGGACTCGATACTCTATGGGTAGAAACGTATTGCGATGGGAATAATAATAAAATACATTATCACTGGTCTAATATGCCAAATCCAAATTGCCAAGTGGCAGCATATACAAAATCATCCGATATTAATACATTAGGTTCCACGTGGTATCCTTATCCCGCAAATTTTTCTAATACTGGATTATTATGGAATAATCAACAATCTAATACTACATATTACTTCCAAGGACAGTTGGCCGATGGTTCATATACTGATACTCTAACCATAATAACTGGAGATTGTTTTGGCGGATGTATTGATTCTACAGCAATTAACTATAACCCATGGGCTAATTCAGATGATGGTACTTGTCAATATTCAGGACAATCTTGCCCATTTGGAGAAACTAACTTACTTATAACTGTAATACCTGATACTTACCCAGGAGAAACATCTTGGGCAATATCTGATACTAGTGGGGTAGTCATATCAAATTCTCCGTTATATACAACACCAAAT